GAAGTGCTAATAATCCAGCTCTCAAGTTGGAAAACATGGATAATGCTTTTGCAAAATGGTCAACACGTTTACAACGCATACCTGGCATTGGTAAAATTAGATGGATATTCCTATTAAATGATCTGTTTGGTGATATGGCAGGGATTGCTACAGCTATCATCGAAGAAGAAAATGAACGTGCAGAAGCAGCTGGCGAAGAATTTGACACCGTAGAAGTTACTAGTTTAATTTCAGCAGCTATATGGACACACCTTAAAGAAGTATTTCCTGCGATAGCAAGATCAGCAGCAGTGTTTATTACAACTATATGGGCAAGTACAAAAATATTGTCAAGAGTTATTAACTCAATTATGTGGGTAGTTAGAGGATTTGGTCTTGCAACTGGCCCTGGCGCTCCTATAGTTTGGTTAGGAACTTTTGCTGCACAGATTGGCCTAAGTTGGTTTATGACAACTGATTACGGCAAACAAAAAATGCGTGACGCATGGATTTGGACACTTGAAGCATTGCTTCCAGGAGTAATAGGTTTAGCAGCGTCTATAGCAGTTAAAGCAGGGTTCGAATCTGCTGAAGGACTATCAGATGCAGCTCGTGCAGCTAGTGAAACTATAGCAGATACACTAAAAACTCAAATGGAATCACAAGCTGAAACTATACTAAACGGTATGGATGAATTCGGCGGCGAAGTAAGTGAAGACGATGTTCAAGACATGCCGCAGGAAATTCAAGATAGACTTAATCAACAAGAACAACCAGATGCTGCACCAACTCCGGCAGCAGCAGCAAATCAAAGTTTTAAAGACATTGTAGGCGCTGGTACTTGGTAATTTAAATTAACGGCATTCCGGACTTATTGGTATTTTCCCAATTTTCTTTGATAATTTTATTAAGGATAGCCTTGTCGGCTACATCGATATAATACATTAGGTCTTGATACTGGACACCGCCTCGCATATACCATACCAATCGGTACATTTCGTCTTTGAGGCTTTTTTCTGTTTCTTCGTACTGTTCAAGAACCGCTTCGATATCAGAGACTTCGAGATTACCTATTAGCTGCCGAAAAAACTTGAATCATCCATTGTGAACAACTGCGTGTAACCTTTAGCGCACTCACCGCACTTGACCTCTAGCGGTTTTATTTGCTGATCTTCGTTATTTTTTTCAATTGTCTTTTTTAACAGTTCAAAATATTCTCTATCACTTGTTAAAATAAAATCTCTTATTTGTGCTGGATCGTATTCTGAACCATCAGGTGTGATAATTTCAACAACTTGTCCTGCAATACTTTCTTCAATTACTTGATTTAGTTTTTTATATGCAGTGTATTCAATTTCTCGCTGTTGTTCAACAGTTAGGTCTTTTTGGCTAGCAGTTTGTGCTATTAAACGTTGTGTTTCAAAAGATACTTTTTCTATAGCAGTGTATGCATCGTAAGTTAACGGATTAAGTTTAAAAGTTAGCTCGTGCATTTTAACAGTTTCTAAATACTTGCGATCACTAAGACTTTCTAAGATATGTCCTAAATGTACTTCGTGTTTGTTTCCCTCACCGCAATGTGGGCAAGAACTGTGTTGATTATATTTTTCTCCGTAGGATGCTATGCGTATTGCTACTAACAAAAATTCAATGTCTATTATAGAAATATTGCCAGGCTCAACAATACTAGGAATACATGACTTAATTAGATTCTTAGTTGCTAGTCCACTTAACAATGCTTCTGGATTTTTCATCATAAGTTCATCAGCACCTGACATTGAGTAAATCGGTACTTCTTTGAATGTACTATTACTAGTGCCTTCTTTTACAAATCTAAATTGTGATGGAATATCAACAAAGATTTTTGGCTGTCTTTTGTGCTTGGTTAAAACCGAACTCATCGTGTAATTCTCCTAAGGATAAATATATAAAAGTATTTATGCGACATAAAGTGCGCATATATCATTACTGATTAAGGAAAATTTATGACAACAGACGCAGACAGTCAAGCACAACAAGACAACGTTCGTTCAAATACTAAAGCTATTCAAGGTTGGACTACTGCGCTGTCGGGCGCAGTTACTGGCGCTACACAGTTTGCTGGCGCTCTTGTATCCGGGTCTACAAAGATCGCAGACTACACTGGTGCGCTTGGATCTATGGCAAAGGCACTTCCTATTCCAGGAATGGGCGCTCTATCTGACGGATTAAACAAAGCAGCATCAGTTATAGACGAGATGAATGCTGGCTACAAATCACTTAGTAGATCAGGATTTTCTTTAAGAGGCTCATTGTCGGGCACAGCACTTGCAGCATCAGATGCTGGATACAGTGTAGCAGAATTAGGCAAGTTTGCAGAAGCTAATGCTAAACAGTTAAGAATAATGGGCGGAACAGGCGGCCGCGCAACAGCAATGTTTGCACAAATGAGTGGTGACTTTGCAAACAGCTCAGAAAATTATGTAAAAGGCCTAACGGCAATTGGCTACAGCAACGAAGAAATAAACGAATCTCTAGTTAATTTTGCATCAATTAATAGATTGCAGTTTTTAGAAAATGTAAGAACTGGAACTAGTCAAAATAGATCAGCTATGGCCTTTGCAGTGTCGATGGATAGAATGGCAACGCTAACTAACCAAAGTAGAAAAGAACTTGCAAAGAAAATGGAAGAAGATAGACGCAATGGTCGAGTGCAAGCATTCCTTGCTGGTCTAAATAAAGAGCAACAAGTAGTGTTTAACGAAGGCCTGCAAATGGCAAAACAAAACGGACCGTTAGCAGCAAAAGCATACGAAGATATGATGATGCAAGCATCTCTAACAGGAGAAAGTGCAAATGCAGCAGCAGTGTATGGTAGCGAGTATATAGACAATTTAGCAGGACTACGTCAGCGATTGTTTAGTATCGAAGCAGGAGACAAAGCTGCCGGCGAAGCGTTTAGAACACAGTCATTGGTCATACAAGGCGAAGCAATGGATGCATTGCGCAGTCAAGGTAATATACAATTAGGTATGCTTAGAGGGAACGGTGGGATAATAAAAGATATCCAAGATGCCCTTGCCGGAAGCGTAGACATGTATGATCAAATTTCGTTAGTACAAGCACAATCTAGTACATCACTAACTAGCGCACAAGCTAGACTTCGAATGATGCAAATGACTGACCAAGAGTTAAGACAAGCAGGATTAACTAAAGATGCAGAAGGTAACATTAAAGTAGCAGGAGCAGCTGATGCTGCAACAGATGCAGTTAGCTCGTTTGAATCAACTATGGCAACAGCTTCTCGAGCAGTACGAACAGAATTAATAACCACACTGTTAGGGCCAGCAGGAGTTGGTGAAGAACTACGAGAATTTGCTAGAGATTTAGATTCAACTAGAGTAAAAGTTACTGAAGACATTGCAAAGTTTGGTACTACCTTTAGAGAAGAAGCTGCTAGAATAGCAGGTGCATATAACACTACTAACGTCGAAACTGGAGTATTAACTGGTCGAGAAGCAGTGCAAAACGCAATCGGCGCAGGCAATAGCAACGAAGCTAACCAAACTGGCCGTGTACAACGTATACCAAACAACGAAACAAGTAACGATGCTCGCGGCACTGATAACAATATGTTTGGCGGCATGATGGATGCACTAAGACCAAGTATAGTAGGCGAGCGTGGACCTGAGTTTCTTATTCCAAAAGGTGCTAACAATTTAATTGCAACTGCTCAAACAATGGCAAAACAAATTGCACCACAGATGCAACAAATGGCAGAACAGATGCGTCCACAAATGGAACAGATGGCTGCACAATTTGAGCCACAATTAAAACAAATGGCAAGTCAATTTCAACAGAGCTCTCCAGAAATGGGCCAGCAGATGGAAGTTATGATGGCACAACTAAACGGCAAGTTTGATCAATTGTTGAATGCATACAAAGACAACACACGCGAAATCAGACGAAGCGGCGGAAACGTATATAGGACATAAGTAATAACATGAGCTGGAAAAAATATTTTACACCTGTACCAACAGGAAATCAAGAAGGAACATATAGCCCGTTGGGTAACGGCGCTAATGCTAGTCGACCAGGGCCAGCACGTTCAAATTATTCAAGCTACTTACCAGATGTATACACTGGTAGTCCAAATCGTGTTGAACGCTATGGTCAGTACGAAACAATGGACAGCGACAGTGAAGTTAATGCTGCACTAGACATTTTAGCAGAATTTTGCACACAAAAGAATACAAGCAATAAAACTCCATTTACCTTAGACTTTAAAGAAAAAGCTACAAATTCTGAAATTAGAATTCTAAAGCAGTACTTACAGCAATGGAGTAAGTTACAAAACTTTGAAACTCGTATGTTCCGTATGATACGTAATGTATTCAAATACGGTGATTCATTTTTTATTCGTGATCCTGAAACTAAAAAATGGTTTTATGTTGATCCAGCAAAAATAACTAAAATTATTGTTAATGAAAGCGAAGGTAAGAAGCCCGAGCAGTATGTTGTTAAAGACCTTAACATTAATTTTGGCAACTTAGTTGCTACTACACTAAGCACTGATCCGGGCGGATCAACTAGTTCTGGACATTCGGGATACTTCCAAGGCGGCGCAAAAGGTATGGCAGGTTCTGCTCCAAGTAGCGCATCAACTGGTTCACGTTTTGAAACATCACAACAAGAAGTTGCAGTTGATGCTGAACACGTTGTGCATTTAAGTTTATCAGAAGGACTAGACAACAACTATCCATTTGGTAACAGTTTACTTGAAACAATCTTTAAAGTATACAAGCAAAAAGAATTGCTTGAAGATGCTATTATTATCTATCGTGTACAACGTGCGCCAGAACGTAGAGTATTTTATGTAGACGTAGGCAACATGCCAAGTCACCTTGCTATGAACTTTGTTGAACGTGTTAAGAACGAAATTCATCAAAGACGTATTCCGTCACAAACAGGCGGCGGCACTAATGTTATTGACAGTAGTTACAATCCGTTGTCAATCAACGAAGACTACTTCTTCCCACAAACAGCTGAAGGACGTGGTTCTAAAGTTGAAACACTGCCGGGCGGTACTAACCTTGGAGAGATTGACGATCTCAAATACTTTACTAACAAACTAGTACGTGGACTGCGTATTCCTAGTAGCTACTTACCTACAGCAGCAGATGACGGACAAAGTCAGTTTAGTGACGGTCGTGTAGGAACAGCATACATTCAAGAGCTACGCTTTAATACCTACTGCGAACGCTTACAGAGCTTAGTACAAAGCAAGTTTGATGAAGAATTTAAATTATATATTCTTGAAAAAGGCGTAAATGTTGATACTAGTGTGTTTGAACTAGGATTTCAACCTCCTAAGAACTTTGCAAGCTATCGTCAAGCAGAACTAGATAACAACCGTATTGGTACATTTACACAGTTACAACAGATTCCTTATATGAGCCAACGTTTTGCACTACAGCGTTTCTTAGGTCTTAGCGACGAAGAAATTGCAGAAAATGAAAGACTATGGCGAGAAGAAAATGATGAAAATCTAAATCTTCCAACTGATGCTAGTGGTGAACTAAGAAGCGCAGGCATTAGTGCAGGTGCTATTAGTGCAGACTTAGGAGCAGCCGAAACAGCAGCACCTGATGCAGAAGCAGCACCTGAAGCCGGCGGACTAGGTGATACAGGTGAAACTCCAGCGCCTGGCGCAGCGCCAACAGGTCCTGGCCCTGGCGAAAACGTATAAGAGGATAAATAATTACATGATACTTAGAGAACTCTTTTACTTTGATAAAGACACATTAGAAATGAGTAATGACGGACGTTATACTCCTGAAAACGATTCTGATGTGATTAAAAAAAGTGACACACGCAAAACACGATTAACTCTAGAGCAGATTAATCAATTGCGTGTTGCTTCCGACCTACACGAACAAGAAAAAGAAGCAGAGCTAGAGTTTGTTAGACAAATGTACGGCGTACCAGCACAGCCAGGTATGTAATGTTATCCTTTGTATTAGGTAACGGAAACTCTCGAAAAGAATTTAATGTAAAGCACTACAAGCAATATGGAAACATATATGGCTGTAATGCAATTTATCGCGACGAATTAGTTGATTATCTAGTTGCAGTAGATCCACCCATGGTTCAAGAGATAATTGACAATAAGGCCCATCTTTTAACCAAGTTCTATACTAGAGAACATAGGCGCTTTACTGAAATCCCTAATATAAACATTATTCCAAAACGTCTAGGATGGAGTAGCGGTCCTACAGCATTATGGCTTGCTAGTCATAATAAATCGTCAAGTATCTGTTTAGTAGGATTTGATTTTCAAAGTAATATAAATACTATTAATAACATATACAGCGGAACTAAAAACTACAAGCCTACAGAAAGCCCAGCAACCTATTTTGGCAACTGGATTAAGCAGGTACAACTAACTGTTAGGGATAATCCTAACATAAATTATTATAGGTTAATAACGAAAGAACATAGGTTTACACCCCCGGAATTATTAAGATATTCTAATTTTTCCAATATCACATACGAAAAATTGCTTGAAAAATTTAAAATGGCTCGTTTTGAGCCTATTTCAGAGTAGTTTATTGTATAGATAGTAAATACTTATTGACAGCCTTGTAATATTACGAACATATAGGAGAGAACAATGACTGATCGTACAAAATTTGAAAAAATGCTTGAACTCCTTATCAACGAAGACCGTGACGCAGCTGAAGAGCTATTTCACGAGATTGTTGTAGAGAAATCAAGAGATATTTATGAAGGTCTACTAGAAACTGATCTAGAAGACGAAGACATCGACGAAGCTACTGATGAAGAAGTGGATGAAGATGAAGAAGCAGTTGAAGAATCAACTGACGAAGAATTAGACGAATTTGAAATCGAAGCTGGAGATCCAGCAGACGATATGATCGCTGACATCGAAATGGGTGATGGCGATGATGAAGAGGCAGATATGGACGACGAAGGCGACGAAGGCGAAGAAGCTGGAGAAGAAGAAATCGAAGACCGTATTGAAGACCTCGAAGATGCCCTAGACGAGCTATCAAGAGAATTCCAAGCAATGCTCGGCGGTGACGAAGAAGCACCAGCTGATGACATGGAAGGCGACATGGCAGACATGGGCGACGAAGCAGGTGAAGATGACATGGAAGAAGAATCTTTCGAGTTTGAATCAACTGAAACAGACGGCGAACAGCTAGACGAGTACACGCAAAAAGTTGCTGAGCCAAAAGGCGAAGACAACAAAGCAACATCACCAGTAGCTAAAAAGAACGATATGGGCGGCACTGCTGCAAACATCGCAAAAGGTTCTGCAGAAGAAAAGGGCAGCAAAGCTGCTGCTGCTAAAGTAGACGATGCTGGCAATGTAAATAAATCAGGTAACGCAAAAGCACCTGGTTACTCAAAAGCGTAAGCCTAAGGAGAACTTGAAGATGAATGTACTCCAAGAGAATTTGACATTTGATCAAGCGAATATGATCGTTGAGACTGCTGAAGAAGGAAAAGATCTTCACATGAGCGGTATCTTCATCCAAGGTGGTGTAAGAAATGCCAATCAGCGTGTTTATCCTGTAAACGAAATCGGCAGGGCTGTCAAAACTCTTAACGAGCAGATCGAGGGGGGATATTCAGTTCTTGGCGAAGTAGATCATCCGCAAGGTCTTAATGTAAACTTAGATCGTGTAAGCCATATGATCACAAAAATGTGGATGGATGGCCCAAACGGTTATGGAAAACTAAAACTTATTCCAACACCAATGGGGTCTCTAGTAAAAACAATGCTAGAGGCCGGTGTTAAACTTGGTGTAAGTTCGAGAGGTTCCGGGAACGTAAGTGAAGACGGTTCCGGAGAGGTTAGCGACTTTGAAATTATTACAGTTGATGTAGTTGCTCAACCAAGTGCTCCAGGTGCCTACCCTACACCAATTTATGAGCATCTTATGAATACCACGGGTGGGTATAAGGCATTTAGAACAGCACAAGAACTTAGGGAAGATACTAAGGCACAACAATATCTTAAGAATCAGTTGGTGAATATCATCAACGGGCTCCGATAAACGAGGAGAAACACATGTTGGACGCATTAAAATCACTATTTGAAAACAATGTTGTTTCCGAAAGCGTGAGAGCGGAAATTGAAGAAGCGTGGAATGCAAAAGTTTCAGAAGCAAAGCAAAGTGCAGTGTCAGAACTGCGTGAAGAGTTTGCTCAGAAATATGCGCATGACAAGGACGTTATGGTAGAAGCTATCGATAAGTTAGTTGAAGACCGTCTTCAAATTGAAATTTCAGAGTTTGCAGAAGACCGCAAACAGTTAGCTGAAGCAAAAGCAAAGTATGCAGTAGCAATGCGTGAAAACGCAGATCTACTAAAAGGCTTTGTAGTTGAATCACTAACTAAAGAAGTTTCAGAGTTACACGAAGATCAGAAAGTTATGGCTGAAAAATATGGCCAACTTGAAGAATTTGTAGTAGAAGCTCTAGCTAAGGAAATTGCAGAATTTCATACAGACAAAAAAGATCTAGCAGAAACTAAAGTTGCATTGATAAGAGAAGCGAAGGCTCAGTTTGCAAAAGTAAAAACTACTTTTGTTAAAAAGAGTTCAGCTCTTGTTGCAGAAACAGTGGCAAAATCACTTAACAAAGAGATTAAAACACTGAAAGAAGATATCGATTCAGCACGTAGTAACGACTTCGGTCGTAAGATCTTTGAAGCGTTTGCATCAGAATACAATAACAGCTACCTTAATGAGAAATCAGAGGCAGCTAAACTTCTTAGAGTACTAAGTAAAAAAGACTTAGAGCTTGCAGAAGCGAAAGCAGCTATTGTAGAAAAAACTGCTTTGGTTGAAAGCAAACAGCAAGAAATTGCAGAAGCTAACAGCCAAATGATGCGAAAAGAAAAGCTTCAAGAACTCCTAGGCCCACTTAACGGTGAGCAAAAGGAAATTATGACAGACTTACTGGAATCAGTTCAGACAGCACGCCTAACAGCACAGTTTGAAAAGTACCTACCGGCGGTAATTGACGGTAAAACTCCAGCGAAGAAGAAGGCACTGACAGAAGGCAAAGAAATCACAGGCAACAAAGTTAATACTAGTATCAGTAGTGCAAAAGGCGAAACAGAAAATAATATTTTCGATATTCGTCGATTAGCAGGAATCAAATAAGGAGAACATGAAAATGTCAGAACTACTAGAAAGCCGCTGGTCGGACACTAAATCAGCACTGCTCGAAGGCCTAGAAGGCAATCGTAAGTCAGTAATGGCTGTTACACTTGAAAATACTCGCAAGTATTTGTCAGAGAGTGCTACAGCAGGTGCTACCTCCGCCGGTAACGTCGCAACACTTAACCGTGTTATTTTACCCGTCATCAGACGTGTAATGCCAACAACAATCGCAAACGAATTAGTTGGTGTTCAGCCTATGACAGGACCAGTGGGCCAAATCCACACACTAAGAGTACGCTATGCTGATTCAGCAACAGGTGTAACAGCAGGTGAAGAAGCTCTATCACCATTCAAGATTGCTCAAGGTTACTCAGGTAACGATGCAGCTGATCCAGATGGTAAAGCTAACAACACTGCAACACTTGAAGGTGCAGCAGGTAAGCGTATGTCAATTCAGATCTTGAAACAGACTGTTGAAGCAAAGTCACGCAAGCTATCAGCTCGCTGGACATTTGAAGCAGCTCAAGACGCACAGTCAATGCAAGGCATTGATGTCGAAGCTGAAATCATGGCAGCTCTTGCACAAGAGATTACAACTGAAATTGATCAGGAAATCTTAAACAGTCTACGTTCATTAGCAGGAACAGCTTCAGAAACCTTTAACCAGGCTGCTGTAAGTGGTACTGCTACTTTCGTTGGTGACGAGCATGCTGCATTAGCTGTTCTAATCAACCGTCAGGCTAACAAAATCGCACAACGCACACGTCGTGGTGCAGGTAACTTTGCTGTTGTATCGCCATTCGCGTTAACAGTATTGCAGTCTGCAACTACTTCTGCGTTTGCACGTACTACTGAAGGTACATTTGAAGCACCAACAAACACTAAGTTCGTTGGAACATTGAACAATGCAATGAAAGTATATGTTGATACATACGCTTCTGATGCAACTGACGTTCTTGTTGGCTACAAAGGTTCTTCAGAATCTGATGCTGCTGCATTCTACTGCCCATACATCCCATTGATGTCAAGCGGTGTTGTACTAGATCCAGATACATTCGAGCCAGTAGTTAGCTTCATGACACGTTATGGTTATGTTGAACTAAACAACACTGCATCGTCACTAGGCAATGCAGCGGACTACGTCGAGCGTGTTGCGATTTCGAACGTAAGCTTCAGCTAAGTTTTATTTTATATAAAACGAAAATAGCACCTTCGGGTGCTATTTTTTTGACTAAATTTTAATGATTATACGTATGTACAAACTGGCCTTAATATGTTTAAATAGTATTGCAGTACAATTTTATTAACATAATTTAAGGAGTACACTATGTGGACAACACCGACAGCAACAGAGATGAGATTCGGATTCGAAGTAACGATGTATGTGATGAACAAGTAACAACATTACCAGAAGTAGATATGAGCAAGCTAATAGAAACATTAGATTGTGAGTAAAACATAGCCCGCTAATATGCGGGCTTTTTTGTCTGCATATAATGCTTTCAGTCGATATGGATAAATACTTTTGTTATAGAGATATCCTCTATTGCGAGGAATTATGCGGAAACCCGCCGCGTAGACCTAGAACGTCAAAAAGGAGAAAACAATGGGACGTCCACTTAATAAAAGATACTTCGGAGAACCAACTGCCGGAGGAAACGAAATCAAAGTACAATTTCACAATGGAACAGCTAGTGTAAACGGCTGGATCGTTAAACAAAAAGGTTCAAAAAAATTCGTATGCTCAGACGGAACTGTCGAAGCAACATGCGTACTAGTTGACAAAGCATCAGGCGCAGTAGCAGCTGGTGAAATGACTATTACAGTACTTGACGGTGCAACACCACGTCAGGTAACAAAGATTGCTGCACACAAAGTAACAATGGATAACGGTTTAACTATTAACTGGGACTTCACTGGAACTGGTGCAACTGTTGAAATGGAAGAAGCTGGTGATGACGCTGCACAAACTAATGCAGACGACTTTGAAGGCGATGTAACACCGTAAGCTGATATTTTCAATATAAGGAATCATAATGTTAAGACTAGTTAGTGTACCCGATGGCGACTATAAATTAAAAACTAAACCAGGTGGAAAGATCACACTCGATCCAGGCGCATCTGGTAACGTAGTCGTTGATGGTAATTTAACTGTAACAGGTAACACTACTACAGTTAATTCTACTATCACAACGATTAAAGACCCTATAATAACTTTAAACGAAGGTGATCCGGGCACACAAGGAGCTATAAGTTTTAGAAAAGCCGGTTTGCATATTAATAGAGGTAATGGCATTCCGGACACTTATATAGTCCATGACGAAGACGTAACATTCACTGATCCTTATACTGGAGCACAATCATACGGTGTTATTAACTTTTTCCAAGAATCGTTTACAGGCGGCGGAACAAGAATAGAAACTTCTGTTCCATTAAAGACACAAAGTATTGTTATTACCCCTGGAACTAAATTTTTATTCCAAGGTCTAGGTAGTACAGGTGTACTTGAAGTAGATAGTGCAGCATATGCAGAATCTATTGATCCTAGAGCATCGGGTTGGTTTACAAACGATGACGATAAAATACTTGCTAACAAAGGTTATGTAGATTGGAAAATTGTTGACTATCTAAACATAACTGGTGTACCTACAATTTCTAGTACACTTGCTGATCCAATTACATTTGCACCAATCTCTACTACTGCAATAACAGTTAAACAAGAAGGTGTTGGCTGGTCGCAAAATAGTGAAATTGAAATGACTATCGATGATGTTTCTGCTTTTAGAGCATCTAATGAAGATGGTTTTGAATTTTACAATGCTATTGATGCACAAGGACTTAGAATAAAAGGTTACGATAGTGGAACATTAATTGAAAGTATGGGATCAAACTCGGATCTTACACTAACAGTTAGTGGTTCAGGAAGCATACGCATACTAGATGATTTATTAATGGTTAAGAATAGCAGCGAGCCTGCACTTCCTCCTCCGGACACTGGAACTAAGTTATACGGTGGAGAAATTGGCGGAGGCGGCACAGGCTTGTATGCTGCAACTGAAGAAGGCAGGGACGAGTTAGCAAGCAGACGAAAAGCAATCATTTACGGATTGTTGTTTTAAGGGATATAAAAATGGCTATAAAAAATGTAAGAATAAGCACTACTAACGCAACAGAAGTTTTGCTCAATGATCAAGCTGTAGGCGGCGGTAATGATATAGCTGTTACTATAATGATTTTGTGCAATACATCTGCTAGCACAGACGTAACAGTTGATCTACACGTTGTTGCTGCTGGTGATGCAGCAGGAGAAGACAATCAAATAATGAAAGATTTGTCGATTCCAGCAGGCGAAAGTTTTAGTTTAGATACTGAAAAATTTGTTATGGAAGAGAATGACGGAATTCAAGTTGTTGCTAGTACTGCAAACGTAGTTACAGTGACCTCTAGTTACGTGAGGGTATAAAGAATGAAGTTTTTAAAACGTAATACACTTGCTTCTAAAAATGTAAAAGACGAAGCATTAAAGATTAATAGATATGGTGAAGTAACATCAGACAGTAAAATGTCTATTGGTAAATCTTCGCGTCCAATTGTAGAATTAGATGTCAACGGAAGTGCAAATGTATCTGATACACTTAACGCTAACGTATTGCAAGCAACTGTATTAGAACCACAGTTCTCAAATGGCGACTTATCTATACGTGCAAGTGGTACTGGTAATGTTGTTATTAATAACTTGCTTACCGTTGGCGAAACTGCAACTACTTTTACAGGCGAAGTTGTTAACATCAACAACTTGAGACTAGATGGCGACGGCGGTCGCACAGGTATATCAGCAATTGATTCAAATACCGGACTTTATTTAGATAGTGCCGGTACAGAAGGAATTTATGCTAACGGTGTAGACATTACTAAAACAGAAGGTAATGTAATTTGGGTTACTGCAAATGGTAGTGACGGCAATACAGGCGAAAGTATGCAAGACGCACTTGCAACTATTAGACAAGCTCTTATTATTGCACGTAACGGAGATACTGTTAAAATCGGCGCAGGCACATTTGAAGAAATCTTTCCATTAACTGTATATCCCGGCGTGTCTATTAACGGACAAGGAATACGCTCTACACAAATTAAACCAACTGCTGCGACACGTGATCAAAACTGTTTCCAGTTTAGAGGCGGCGCATCGGTTAAAGACTTGACTGTTCGAGAAATGGAATATAATAGCATAGCTGATAGAGGTTATGCTTTCTGTTACGATGAGTCAACAACATCAACATTTACTCGTGGTCCGTACATTATGAACGTAACTGTTCTTAACTTCGGGTCAACAGTACGTTTAGGCATTAACTCACCGGATGATCCATACGGATTTAGTGCAGGTGATGCAGGTCGTGGTATTAAAGCTGACGGCAGATACGTTAATAGAAATTCTATAGAACCAAGTTTCCTTGTAAACGAAGCTACATTCTTTTGCCCAGGACAAACTGCTATTGTACTGACAAACGGTATACGTATGGAGTATTTAAACTCATTTGTTTACCTAGCAGACAAAGCAATACATGCAACTACAGGAACACAAGGCTGGGGCGGCACTGGGCAAACTTATGTCATTGTTAACAATGTCACTGGCGGAAACTTTATTCCGGGCGAAACAGTACGTTACACTTCAACAGATGGTTCAACAGTAGCACAGTTCCAAATATCAAGCTGGGACGTATCAACTCAAACATTGTCAATTACAGGACTATATACTGGACTCGACGGAGTTGACTTTACACCTCAATATGGTCAAGGTGGTTCAATTATTGGTACAGTTTCCGGTGTACAAGCAGAAAATATTGTAGAAGTTACGAAGTTTGAGTTTGGCGCAGAACTAAGAGCAATTGGCTCCGCAATGGTATACGGTAACACAGGTGTTGTTGCTGATGGACCGGGCGTAAGTTTGCGCTTAATTGGACACAACTTTGCATACATTGGCGCAGGCAAACTAACAACTAACCGTGCTTCGGATGCAATACAAGCAAACGAAGTTGTTGAAACTAACGGTGCTAAAGTTCGCTATACATCAACTGACCATTTAGGCGACTTCCGTGTAGGCGATTTGTTTTATGTATCACAAGAAACAGGTGAAGTGCAAATTGACGGCAGCGGACTTAATTTTGGTGCGCTAGCAGGTGGATTAGTATTTGACGACGGAGCAGGAAACAAGAGTAGTATTACTGCTACTGAACTAACAACTGGATTTTTAACTTTCACAAGCAACGCTATTGGATCAACTGATATACTAGAAATTGATTCGTTAGATGCAATGACATTGTATGCTGCTGAAGGTGACATATCAATTAATGCAGCCGACGGAACACAGCAAATAGAAATCACTGGTGGACCAATTATTTTACGAGGAGAAATCCAACTTGGTACTGATCCGCTATTACAAGGTGATGACTTTCCTCATGTAACTAAATTTAAATCGTTCATTGAAAGCAACGTACAACCAGCTCCTGAATTTACAGGGATATGGGACTTAGGACAACCTGACGCAGTTTGGGCAACTCTATATGCAAGTGCAGTACAAGTAGACGACATACGTTTAGAAGATAATAAAATCTCAGTTAACAATACTAACTCTAATTTAGAAATTATACCAAGCGGTGCAGGTAGCGTTATTATTGGAGGTACAAGCTATCTTAAGGTACCAGTAGGTAATACACCTGAACGTGGTCCAAATGCACAAGCAGGTGCTATCCGATTCAACACACAAATTCAGCAGTTTGAAGGTTATCAAGGAACAGCGTGGAGTTCACTAGGTGGAATTAAAGATATTGACGGTGATACATATATCACTCCAGAAGTTTCTCCAGGGTCTAATGACGATAGATTTGACATTCGTGCAGGCGGAACATTAATTGGACAGTGGGATTTTGACGATCTACTAGTAAACTCAACTAGATTTACTAACAACAACTTTACGTTTGAAAATGATGTCATGAAAATGACAGACATTAATACTAACTATCGTTTCGAAATAACTCCAGGCGGAACTGGTGAATTCTTCTTTAACAAAACAGTTCATATTGAAGGCGACATTGTATTGCCAGGCGGCACTATTAGTGCGCCTAACGCAACTTTGTCTATTACAAGTTTAGCAGCACAAAGTTTTGCAAGTGATATTATTCCTGACGTTAATATGGCGTATGACATTGGTCATACTACTTCAATGTTTAGTGCAGCGTACATTGCAGAAGTTAACACATCAGATTTTAGATTATTTCAAAATAGAATTAGCACTATAAACACTAATGCTGATTTTGAAATTCAAGCAGCTGGTGGCGGTCAAGTTAGAATCATCGGCGATTCGGCATTAGTATTACCAGTTGGCGGCAATTCTGTAAGACCTGCAGGAGAACTTGGACAAGTACGCTTTAATACTGATACTAATCAGTATGAAGGATACAACGGTATTGCATGGAGTTCATTAGGCGGCGTTCGTGATGTTGACGGCGACACTTACATAATTCCAGAAACAAGTCCAGGATCTAACGAAGACACATTGTACTTCTATGGCGGCGGCGTTGAGTTACTAAGACTCAACAATCAAGGCTTCCAAGGTGGAATATTAATTGATGGTAATTTAAGCATTGAAGGCAATGCAATTAAAACACTACAGTCAAACTCCGATGTTGACATTATGCCAGAAGGTACAGGCGAAGTTAACCTTGATGCAAATACAAACGTTACTGGTGTTTTAAATGCAAGCAATTGGGTAACTACTCCTAGAGCATTTATTACAGGCGAACTAATAAACAGAATTGCATACATTGACTTTCAAAATGAAATACAAACTAGTGACAACTTGCAGTTTGATGACACTGAATTAACAGTAAATGTTCCTACAAATATTAACGGAAACACTACTATTGATGGCATACTAAACGTCACAGCAAACATTAACACACCTGAAGTATTTTCAGATTTCTTAACTGTTGCTGAAGATGCATACTTCCTAAAGAATGTTTACTTTGACGAAGTTGGAGTGTTTGGTACACGAATAGCTACGCTTAATACAAATGCTCCGTTGCAACTTGATGCAGCAGGCAACGGTAGAATTGTTTCAATGAAAAACATGACCGTTGAAGGTGAGTTGTTTATTGAAGGTGACTTATACGGTAGTTCAACTACTCAGAATGTCTTTAACACAACAGCTACTACTATAAATGCATTCGGTCAAGCAACAAACATTAGTTTTGGCAACGCAGCAGGTACAACTAGATTTAATTCTAACACTGGATCTTTAGCATATAATAGCGGCGCTGTTGTTATTGGCGGAGGCTTAGGAGTTGGAGAAAATCTAAATCTATTCGGCGACCTAGCTGTAGAAGGCGGCGAAATCCGTACTGCACAAGAAAACTTTGATCTTCTTAGAGATAACATACAGTTCTTAAGAGCATTTAACAGTGCAATTAGTATTGAATTCGGCGCAACAACTGGACAAACTTCCTTTGAGTCAACAGACTCTAGCACTAGTGTACTAACAGGTGGTGCAATATTTAAAGGCGGCATCGGTGTTGCTGAGAACGTTTATGTCGGCGGCATTATTAATGCTACCAATACAGTAGATTCTATAAGTGCAGCAACTGGTGCAATAGTAACTGAAGGCGGCGTCGGTGTTGGTAAATCACTTTATGTTGCAGGCCTTACAAGACTTGAAGATCCAACTAGTTCTACATCTAGTACAACAGGAGCGTTATTAGTAACCGGCGGTGTTGGCATTGCTGAGAATATAAACGTTGCTGGCATTATGCAAATCGAATCAACTACTGAAGCAGGAAGTACTACTTCTGGAGCATTAGTAGTAGAGGGCGGAGTTGGCGTTGGTAGAGATATCTTCGTTGGACAAGATTTAGAAGGCGCTGGGATTGATTTAAGTTACATTAATAACTTCACAATTGATGGCGGCACATTCTAAAAAATCCGTATCCTTCTCAAAGAAATAAATACATATACAAGAATATCGTAACTGGGAAGTAACCAATAATGGCAAATAAAATATTACACAAACGAAATAATGTTAGCGGACAAGAGCCTCTTGCAGAGCAATTAGACCTAGGCGAAATTGCTATTAACACTGCTGATGGTAAAATGTTTATTAAACAGTCCGACGGCAGTATTAAAGATGTAACGCAACAAATTGAAAAAGGTGACACACGAGTTGTAGTAAACGACCAAGGAAATGGCGTTGTTACAATGGAAGTCGACGGCATTGAAAAATTACGTGTAGACGGCACAAAGGTTTATGTATCCGATGATTTAGAAATTGATGATCAAGGATCGATTAAATTAAAAGAACTTGGACAATTTGGTAGTAGTTCAGTTAATATTAAAGCACCGCCAGAATTGGAAGAGTCTTATGATATTATACTTCCAGATACTGATGCTCGTAAAGGACAAATTTTACAGAATCTAGGCTTTGGCCAAACTAAATGGAGTGACCCAGGCTCCTTAGGTGGTAACAGAATCTACGTAAGTGCAGAGTACGGTGACGATACAAATGACGGACGCACAGGCGCTGTTAAAACAATTAAACGTGCTGCACAACTTGCATCCGACGGTATTTTTACACCAGTTGTTGATCCAGGTGAAAGTGCATATGCAGCTAAAGACCTATTAGAAGTAAACCGAACTTTCTTGCAAACAGAGGTACTAAACTTTAGTACTAAAGCATTTAACATTACATATGATCAAGCTAAGTGTGAAAGAGACGTTGGCTTAATTATTGATGCAATTGAAAATGACTTGCGCTTTGGCGGCGATGCAGCTACTTCACACGCAGGTGCAGCATATTCATTAGAAAGTTCTGCACTAGTTAAACAAGCTCAAGATGTTGCTACATCATACGGTTTACAACGTGCTAGAGATCTTGCTAAATCAGTTGTTACTAACACGCCTATTACTAATACAACACAAGTAGCAGTAGCTCAGCAATTCGACGGTACAAAAACTGCAACAGCAAGCGAAGCAGCAACAGTTGAATCACTAGGACAAAAAGTTGTCGACTTTTACGACAACGGCGTTGGCGAAGCTCCTAACGAAAATCAAACACAAGATGTTGGTCTACTAAATGCTGAAACATTAATTGACAACAACAAAACCTTTATTCAAAACGAAGTTATTGCTTTCTTAAATAATAAGTACAGCGGATTTAGTTTTGATGCAGCTAAATGTTCTCGAGATACTGGGTATATTGTTGACGCTGCAAATTTTGACTTACTATACAGCGGTAATGCAGAATCTCATTATGCAGGTATAACTTACTTAAATGCAACAGCATCTTTAGTACGCTCAGATCAAAAGCAAGAAACACTTGCAGGTATTGACTATGCAAGGTCGCTAGCAGAAAAGGTTGTATTAGGTCAGCAAGTTAATTACTTGTATCAGACAACAGTAGCACAAAACACTGCATTAACTCCTGGTACGCAAACTGAAGCAACAGTAGTCTTTAATAACATTAGCAAAGTTTATTCAATCCTAAACAGCGGTATTGGTACTGCTAACGGAGTAGTAACGACTGATGCAGGCAAGTTAAATTCAGAAATACTTATTGATCAAAACCAAGACTTTATTAAAGAAGAAGTTATTGGATACTTAACTACAACTTATCCAGGCTTTTCATACGATCAGAACAAGTGTCGTAGAGATGTAGGATATATTTTAGATGCTATTAGTTACGACTTAACACATGGCGGTAACAATGAAAGTATTCAAGCAGCACTAGCGTATTACCAGTGGACTGCAAAAGATGCAGTTAACTTGCAATTGGCAGAAACAAGAGCAGGAATCACATATGCAATTGATCTTGCTAAACTTGTTATTGTTAACCAAGATCCTGCTACTAGTTATCAAGGTATATTTGCACAGTTTAAAGACGTAAGCAATCCGGGCGATGCAACTTCACAAACTATACTTACTGGATTAGGCAGCTTAATTGACGACATCATTACAGATGGCGATAGTACTACTATTGGCCTAGACATTGATCCTAATAACTCTGTACCAAGCACAGTTCAAGATACAGTAAATGCTAATGCAATTCTTGCAGCAAACAAAGAATTTATTCAAGCTGAAGTTGTAGCATTTATAGAAGAAAACTTTGGCAACTTTAATTACGATCCAGTTGCATGTGAAAGAGATGTTGGCTTAATTGTTGATGCAGTTAAGTTTGATATTGAACACGGCGGCGATGCTGAAAGTATTTTTGCAGGGATAAGTTATTACAACAATGTAACAACTGGCACTGGAGAAATTACAGGCGATGCTATTGAAGTTCTAAGAAAGCAACTACAGCCTACATTAGATGCTGTAGAATATGCTAGAGATTTGCTTGCAAATGTTGTATTACAAAATGCAGTATCGAATCTTTACCAAAGTGGCACAACTCAAACATTCGACGGCACAAATCCAAGCACAACAAGTGTAGCACAAACAGTTTTTGATCGTGCTAATACTATATTAACTATTCTTAAAAATGGATTAGGTACAACTAACAGCTTTACAAAAACTACCGGTACTGGTGCTTTAAACACTGAAGCATTATTACAAGCAAACACTGCATTTTTGCAAGAAGAAGTACTTGGGTATATTAATAGTGAATATCCTGGACTAACATATGATCAAGCTTCATGCCGCAGAGACGTCGAATTAATCGTTGATGCTATTGCGTATGACTTAACACACGGCGGCAATACAAACAGTATTGCAGCAGGTACAGCATACTATAGACAAGCAGCAGCAATTGTAGTCAGTGGACAAAGTACAGAAACTTTAGCAGGACTTGTACACCTAAAAGAACTTGCACAAAAAGTTGTTCGTAACGTAACAGTTGATGTAACGTACTCAGCAGAAGCACAAGTATTTGACGGTGCAAACCCAGGTGATGTAACAAGTGCAAACACAGTAGGAACACTAGCTGATATTATTATTGATATTGTTGACGATGGACTAAGTCCTTATATTAACATTACAGCAAATGGCGCACTAACAACCGATCAAGACATACTTGATGCAGGTGCATTGATTGCTTCGAACAAACTATTCATACAAAAAGAAGTAGTTGCTTATGTTGACGGAAGTTGGATTAACTTCTCAAGTAACTATAATCAAACAACTTGCAGTCGCGATGTTGGTTTAATTCTAGATGCAATTAACTTTGACTTAACATGGGGCGGAACATCTAATGCTGTTGCTGCTGGTATTGCATACTTTAAACAAAGCAGTCAGCTAACACTACAGCGTCAGTTAGTACAAACTATTGACGGTATCATGCATGCTATTAGATTAGCACAGCAGGTAGTTGAAAACTATCCAGTAGTAAGTTTCCAAAATACTGCTGCACAAGTAACTGACAATTTAAATCCAGGTAGCGCAGAAGCAATTACTAAGATTGCAGAACTTGGCGCACTAATCGAAGACATTGTTATTGACGGAGCAAGTGCAACTGCTGGTATTACTATCCTTGAAAACGGTATTGTTCCAAACTCAAATATAGTTGTGCAAAACGCAGCAGACTTGATTGCACTAAACAGATCGTTTATTCAAGCTGAAGTAGTAAGTTATATTAATACTTACTTTACAAACTTCACATATGACACTGACTTCTGTTACAGAGACGTCGGCTTGTTTATTGATGCAATACAATATGATTTGATCTTTGGTGGTAACGAACGTGCTATTGAAGCAGGTAAATCATACTATATTGGTAATACTATTGTTATTCCGGGACAAGAATTCCAAACAGTTCTTGCTAATAGATACTTCCAGTCATTAGTAGACAACCTATTACAAAACATTGTTAACAAGAAACTTTATCAAAATGTTACTGGTCAAATTACTGACCCGACTAAGATAGTTGACGGCACAACACTAGGAATTGTTGAAGCAGAATTTAATACTATTGTTGATATTATTGAAAATGGTCCTACCTCGCCTAACATTCCTACAGAAGTTGAAGGCGCATTTAATATCAGTTACACAACTATTATGGTGTCAACTGGTGAATATAAAGAAGACAACCCAGTTATTATTCCGGACTATGTATCTGTTGTAGGTGATAACTTACGTACAACTATTATTCGTCCACTAAACGCTAACCAAGATATTTTCCGTATTCGTAACGGTGCTTATTTGTTAGGTGTTACATTTAAAGATGGACTAGATGCATTTAACGTACCTAGCTTTACAGGTAGATACTGTACTGCGTTTGACGATCCGTTTGACACAGGAGTTGACCGTACTGGATATATTGGTTTAAGAGATCGTCCACTTATTACACAGTCGCCGTACATACAAAACGTATCTATTATTTCGTTCTTAGGCCTAAGTGGGTGTTTAGTAGACGGTTCAAAAGTTATTACACCAAACGTACCGCGTTTTGCGATTGAAGCTGAAAATCCAGTATTTGGCGAAACACCTGAACAAGGTAAGTCAATGGTTGCTAACGCATATACTATGCTATCATTTGGTGGTATTGGCTGGCGCTTAACTAACGATGCATACGCACAGATCGTTTCGTGTTTCCAAATCTTCCTTGGCAACGGTTGCTGGTGTCAGTCAGGTGCTTACCTTTCTGTTACTAACTCTGCTACTAACTTTGGTCTATACGCACTACGTTCGTCAGGTTACTCTGCAAACAGCTTTGTGTTTGACCGTGGTGTTATTGCAGAAGTTGGTGCCCAAGCATCACAGCAGAAACTTATTACAGTTGGTACTAAGCGTACTCCAGTTAACCAATTTGTTATTAGATTGTACGACGACGACGAGTACAATAACTTAGCAAACGACATTACAAACAGCTTTAAAACTATTCCAAATATTGTTTACTTTAATGCAGGCGAAGTTGGAGAATTATACGGCGATCTTGCAAACTACGAAGTTGTAGCAGTAGGGTCAACTACATTTACAGTACAAATAGGATCCGGCAAAAACTTAGGATCTTGGGTCGAAGGCGGCACAGTTGATATTAACGGTGCATTTAATCCAGCGGCAGTATTGTCGGCTACGTATAATAATACAAACGGTGCTTTAGAAATTGAAGTAGCTACGTTACCAAGTGTTAGTGACGTAGTAACACTGACTACATTAACGTTTGACGGAACTAACTACCCTGTATACGAAGAAGGTTCATTAAGTCTTGAAGACAATACTATTACTATTCCAGGACACGGCTTAGTAACAGGTGATGCATTAACATATCGCAGAAACGGTAATCTTGAAATTAACGGCTTTGCAGACCAAGGTTTGTATTATGTCGAAGTTCTAACTGATGATATTATTAGACTATATCAAGATGACTCAAGAGGATTCGTTGCAGATATTATTGACATATCAACAGGACAACATTATTTCGAAACACAGACTGAAGAATTCTTTATCGATGATATCATTCTTGATGCAGATAGCAATAAACTAACACACAACAAGTATCAGGTGTTAACACTTGCACCAGGAACATATAACTTTGAACCAGGTGACACTATTGAAGCAACAACTGGGGTTTATAGAAACAAAGCGTTTGTTTATACCTACGAATCTGCAACAAGACAGCTGACTGTATCAGTTGAGAAAGCAGACAATTCAGGATCACTAACAAGAATCTTCTTTGATGCAACTTCGATTATTGACAGAGACAGTAGTGCTATTCCGCAAAGTAATATACCTGTAACAGGATTTACTTCTAGAACAGACTTATTTACAGCAGAGTTTACAATTGATCCAACTATTGTAGGTGGCGTACTAACTAATACAGGTGCGTTAAAGGGAACATTTATTCGCTTGCATAGACCTTCAATTGTTAACAGTTCGTCACACACTTGGGAATATGCAGGTTCAGGTACAGACTATAACGCTCTACCACAGAACGGCGGTATTACAAGAGAAGAATACGAACAGTTTAGTGACTTGCCAGGACGAGTTTACTCTTCAGGTACTAACGAACTTGGTGACTTTAAAGTTGGTGACTTCATTGTTGCAGAAAACAGAACTGGTAACATTACATTTAAAAACACAGTTACAGTTGGTGAACTTTCAGCATTGAAACTTGCAGTTTCTGATGTTGTTATTGAAGCAATTTCAACTGATCCAGGACTAGGCGACAACGAACCAGGTGGTGCTACAGATACACGTTTGATTACGCAGAATGCAGCACGTAGCTTCTTAGCAAACAGACTAGGCGACTTTATTGACAAGAACGTATCTACTAACTCAGTTAGTGGTGCTGTTCCGCAGATGAACGCACAAGGCTTGTTAAACTCGGATATTATTCCAGCAACACGTAACTTTAGTTTGTTCACAACAGATAAGAAGTTTGGTAGATTTAACCTAACTGATGATATTCCTGCGCAGGAACCGCTACAAGGCGATATTGCACAAGAACGTTACTCACGTACATTCTTTACATTAAGTGCGCCAATAGCATTGAATGAAGACGATGTTATTATTGAATTAAACACCGGAGCAACTGCTATTGTTGATGAAGACAACGGCGGCGCGGCTACTGTTTATCTTGCTAACATCGAAGGAACGTTTAGTAATAATATTAGCGGAAACGTACTTAATGTAAGAGGAAGTAACACTACCACATATATTACTAATACTGGTGCAAGTGAAGTACGAGACATTCAGTACACAATGGTACAAGACTCGTCGAGTCAGTTCCTAAGATACTTGCCATCAGGCGCAACTTTTGTTAATGGACAAACCATTACAGCAGCTAATTCAAAAACACAAGGTGTAATTACTGATCAAGTTGAAGGTGTTGCATTGGCACTTGATCTTGGAAATATTAGTACAGGTAATGGATATGTTCCATCAACTGGTTCACAAACATATAAAGGTGTTGTACTTACAAATGTTAGCGGAACAGGCACAGGTGCTATTGCAGACATTAGTGTAACCAACGGCAAAGTTACAAACGTTGACCTTACAAGAGGCGGCAGCGGATATGCTGTTGGTAATGCATTAACTGCAACAGTTGACCAACTAGGCGGACAGAACACACAAGACTTCCAGGTTAGCATACTTGGAGTTGATAATAGAGTGTTTGTTGATTTGCTAGCAGGAAAATTTGTTGCTACAACAAGTTCAAATGATTATACTGAAGACGGCAACGCAGTAGTAACTACTGTACCGTTAGGAAATACAACACTTACTGCATTTAATGCTGACACTATTGGCAACGGCGGTAATGTTGATTATCCAGCTTCACAAATAACAATTAATTCGCATATATTTGATAACGGAGATGTAGTTAACTATGCTAGTTCACCAAATCCAGCAATTGGCGGATTTATACAAGGTGAAAGTTACTTTGTTAAAGTTATTGATGCAAACACTATTGAACTTTACAACAGATACGATCTAAATGCTGCAAATAAAGTAATATTTACTTCCAGTTCTACAGGCACACATGCATTTATTATTAACTATGTTGACACACGTAAAGATCGCATTTATGCACAGGACCACGGATTTACTAACGGACAAGCATTCCGTTTTGTAGGAGCTAATCCTCCAACTGGCATGTCAAGCGGCGGATACTACTATGCTGGTACAGTAAGTCAGAATACATTCTCGGTACACGAATTCCAGCAAGACGCAGAAAACAGTGTTAATGGAGTAACTCAAGGTGCTATTAACTTTATTCAAACTGGTAGCGGTAGTGCAGACTTTATTCACCAAAATATTACAATTTACGGAGAAGTTAACACATCAGGTAATGTAGAAACTAACTGGGCACTAACTGGTAGTGCAAACGTAGACGCATCAAACATTGTGTCAGGTGTTATTAGTACATCACGTTTGGCAGCAGTTGGTACAGCAAATAGTGATACTTACTTAAAAGGTGACAGCAGTTGGGATTATGCAACACGTACAGTTCGTACAGCACTTAATTCACCGCTTAACATAACTGGTAACTTCTATACAAGTGGCGGTCAAAACTTCTACTTCAAGAACACACAGTTTGATATTGACAGAACTGATGGCACTTTAGGTAACCAAAGTTTCACTAACATTGGTGTTGCAGCATTTAGTAAAGCACAGTTTAACGTAAACTCAGGCGAAGTTGAACTAAAAGCAGGCGTACTAGATGCAGGAACATTAGACGGACTAGATAGTCAATACTTCCTAGATCCAGGAAACTTACTAAATCCAGTTCCTGTATCACGAGGCGGTACACAGATAGATCAATATATTGCCGGGGATATGATTTATGCAACATCTCCAACAACACTAAACAGACTGCCAATTGGTAGTCAAGGTGCTGTTATGGTTGTTGATGAATTAGGAAACCCAGCATGGTCAAATGACGTTGCTCCGTTTGTTGAAGATACTAATAACTTTGGTGTTTCAAGACCACTAGAAATACGACATGACGTAACAAATACTCCAGCAGTTGGTATTGGTGTTGGTATGCAGTTCCAGGTTGAAACTGCTAACAATAACAGAGAAGTTGGCGGCACTATTGACGCTGTTGCATCAGATGTAACATTTGGTTCAGAAGACTTTAGCTTTAAGTTTAACTTAATGGCAGCAGGCTTCTTAGCAGAGCGCATGGTACTAGACTCATTAGGTAACTTAGCTATTGACGGCGATCTAAATGTAGACGGCGGAGATATTAAAACTACTAGAACAAGTGCAACTGTATACGATACTACAGTTACATCACTGAGCATTGGTAGATCTGCAACTTCAGTTACTATTGGCGCAGATAAAACTGGTGAACTAAGAGTACGAAATGCAACTCTAGTAGTTGGCGGTGACTCAATAGAAACACAGCCAGTTGATGCAAAAATTAAAGCACCAAATTCACTAGGTACTAACAAGCAAGGTCCAGATTTAACTATTCAAGGCGGCGCAAGTACAGGTAGTGGCGTAGCAGGATCAGTATTCATTGATACTGGTGCTAGCGGATCAAGCGGCAGTACTTCAAATACACAAGTAAATCGTGTAGAAATTAGCGGATCAGACAATCATACACATAATTTAGACTTTGGTAGAAGTTCACAAGGCACACAACAAATTGGTAAAGTTGGTGTTAAGGGTCCTATTACTGGACAGTTTAACGTCAATGGTTCGGTATTAGAACTAACGCCAGGCGCTGGTACAGGTTCAGGACAAGGTGCTAAAGTTAACATTTACGGGTCGAATAGTATCGGTTCTGGTAGTGGCATACAAAGTAGTGAACTAATTGCAAGTTTCTCAGGAGACGCTATTAGACTAAACAAAGATGTTATTACACAAGCAACTAGTTTAGGTACAAATCAATCAACATTTGATCTTGTTAATGATACTGCAACAACACTTAATATTGGTGGCGCTGCAACAGCTATTGACATCGGTGCATCAAGTGGTTACTTGCACGTTAACTCCGCTGACCAAGCAGTTAGTACTACAACAGGTGCGCTACGTGTAGACGGTGGCGGTAGTTTTGGTAAGAACTTGTATGTTGGTGGTAACTTAGTTGCTGCTGAACTTACACTAACTGGTGCTATTGATGGTAACAGTTACAATGTAGGCGGTGTTGAAGTAATTGACACTAACAGACGCTTTGTTTCAAGCGGTGGCACAACTGGTGAACTTTCAAAAGTACACGGCATTAGCTTTGACTGGGACGGCAACTACGGCGCAGTCGGCGGTTATGTAAACCATGGTATTAGTTCACGTAACGAAACTTGGGGAGCTAACGATAGTTTAAGTATTAACTCGTACAACAATGTTAACGTAAGACTTGATACTAACTCTAACAATGCTGCTGCAAGTACATTCTTCCGCATTAACAATGACGTAAGTCAAACTAATGGTAACATTGTACTAAGTGCAAGAGGCGACGGCAAGGTTGGTATTAACAAAGATCCAAGCGGTACTTACAACCTAGATGTTGGCGGTAGCTTTAATGCTACAACTGGTTACATTAACGGCGGCGCAATTTGGACTGACGCTAATGACGGTGCCGGTTCGGGCTTAAACGCAGACTTGCTAGACGGCTTACATGCAGATAGCTTCCTACGTGTTGATACTGGTGCTGCATTTAGTGGTGGTGTATTTAAGATTAGTGCTCCTGCAACAACAATTCAAAACACTGGCGAAGTTAACACATTACAGTTATATCAAGGCAACGGTGCTAATAGTTACGATGCATTTATGACATTCCATATTGGCGGTGACTATGCTGTACACTTTGGTTTAGATGGAAGTACAAACGATCTAGCATACGGCGGTTGGTCAGCTGGTGCAGTTGCAAACAAAGTATGGCATGCTGGTAATGATGGTAGTGGCAGCGGACTAGACGCTGACTTACTAGATGGACAAGATAGTGCATTCTTCCGTAATGCAAGCAACCTAAACGCTGGTACATTCCCAGACTTATTTGCAAGTGGTACACGCTATAACATTGGATTTATAGACGGTTACGGTGGCGACAGCTACGACAAACTACGTGTTTGGAACAGTGGTTCATACTCAATAGGTATGCACAGTGGTCAAACAATGGGTTGGCTGAACGACTATGCAATGACCTTTACAATGAACAACGACAGCGATCGTGGCTGGAAATGGAGACATGAGAGTGACGGCGTTGCAGATGGTGCTATGTCACTTACAACAGATGGTCGACTAGTTGTTAAACAGTTTATTGCAGTTGGTAATCAAACTACACGTTACCTAAGAGAACCAACAGGTAACTACGGTTCGATTCAGATTAGCGGTAGTGGATTTGGTAACTGGGAAGGCTTTAGCATTGACGGTCGTGCAGTATTCATGCATGACGGCGGCACTGGAACTGGTATCTACAACGATGTAGATAACGAATGGTTGTTCTACGGTGTACACAACGCACAAACTGAAATGATGCATAATGGTAGTTGGAAAGTTCAAACACGTTCCAACGGTGCAAACATTGCAGGCGAGCTATATGTTGATAACTGGGTACGCATTGAAAGCAATTCAGGTATTTACTGGGAAGGTGGTAACTATGCTGGATGGCACATTTATCCACAAGCAACTAACAGAATCCACATGCGTTCAGCTAACAGCGGAAGTTGTGAAGTTTCTCTTGCTAACAGTGCAAACACTATCTATGGTAGATTATATGCAGATGATGCATCACAAGGCTTCCTAAACGAAGATGGTAACTGGGCACTACGTTCATACAACAACGACGGTGTTTCACCTGGTTGGAGATTCTACGAAAGCGGTAACGAAAGCTGGACAGGCAACCCAGGTAATGACGTTGGTAAGATTGAATATCACGCTAACAGATTCTACATTGCATCAGGTGCTAACTCCGATCGTGTTGTACAGTTTAGACGTGATGGAACAGATGTTTCATACGTTGATAACAGTGGTGTTTACCAAGGTACTGCTGCAAGTGCTAACTGGGCTGACTTGGCAGAGAAATACTTAGCTGACGAAGTTTACGCACACGGTACTGTACTTGCTATCGGCGGCGATGCAGAAGTTACATTGTTCAAACCAGGCATGAAACTAGCAGGCGTTGTTTCAACACAGCCGGGCTTGATGATGAACCAAACAGACGATAACAGAGATGATCCGATGTGGCCGTTCGTTGCACTTAAAGGTCGTGTACCAGTTATGATTAATGGTTCAGCTAAGAAAGGCCAGTATATCATTGCAGATCAAGACGGTAAAGGTCGTGCTGTAGACGAACTAAGTACTATAGCAGAATACACTTTATTAATTGGTACTGCATTAGAAGATGGTACAGATGTAGTTGAAGTGAAGGTATAATTTATGGGAAACATGACAAGAGCCTCGGCAAGAGATTACTTTACCGGAAATGCCGGGGCTCAGTTACGAGGATTTGACAAAACTGTTAACTTTGCTGCTACAGTATATGTTGCAGCAAACTATAATACCGGAGCCTCAGGAACTGCATACGGTAATAGACGTTATGAATACGTTAATGCTGCAAACAGTCTGTATAATGGAAATGTTTATCCAAACACTACACAAGTAGATGCAACTCATTTAGTTGATCAAGCACTTAATGCTATTCAGCGTACTGTAGACTTAATTGAAGGCAGGATTGGTAATACTTACTTTGATTGGAGAATTTGTCACGCAAGTTGCCATTATAGTTGTCATGGAAGTAGGGGGAGAAGATAATGGCAGGACAGACTCATGCTAATTTAGAAGCTCGATACTACAATAATGCGTATACAAGAATACGTACATTTGATAAAACTGTCAACGTAGCAGCTACAGTATATTATGCACGATATGGTGGCCAAGGCCAGGGAACTGCATACGGAAATAGACGTTATGAATACGTAAACGCTCCCCAGTCTGCCTTTGCCAATACAGATGTCCCAAATAGTGTAGGTGATAATTTATTAATAAGAGCAGGTGATATACAAACATTTGCTGCAAACGCAATCAGCAGAACAGTAAATGGCATCGAAGGAAGAATAACTAATCAATATTTTGACTTTAGAATATGCCATTCAAGTTGCCATTATAGCTGCCACGGCAGCAGAGGGAGAAGATAAATGATAGGCGAAAGTTTTTACTATATCAGTAATAAAAAATACATAGGACGATCTACTGCAATGCTTTCGGCATTATCAGAAAGTCCTTGGAGCGGAGTTCAATCAAGACGTATTAGTATAATAATGCCAGATGGGCATAGTGCTGTACAAGAAAGTTATGCATCGTCATTAAGTAATGATTATCCATTAGCAAACGCTGAAGATATGATAACATTTGCTAATTATAGCGACATTGATTCCTGGGAATACCTCAATAATAATACTAAAGAATTTTTATTATTTGAATCAGCGCATGAGTTTTTAAAGGTGTATGCAAAGTATACAGCTTCATTATTAAAAACAACAACTAGTAAAGATGTTAAACAAGTTGTTAAAGAATTTATTGTATTGGCAACTACTAGAGATGTAACATATTCAACTATGGGTGTTTACAACGAAGGCGATATCAATGCAGCAGTAGAAGAAGTATTTGCAGAAAACGTATTCTATGATATTCCTAATGCAACCAGCAAGCACTGGGGTTATGATATTCTTTTCTTTATTAATGACAAGTATAATGAAAATGAAACATATGCAGAAATTAATGTAACAACAACTGCATTTTTAAGAGAAAAGTTTACAGTACATAGTGATAAAATGATTCACGAAGTTATTAGTATGTTACAATCTAAAATCGGTTATGTAAGTGTTATTAACAATATTATTGATTGGTTTAATAACAACGGAAACACGGAATGGAATAGAGCTGAGTTTGTAAAAGATGTATTTCAAAATACAAATCGCATGCAAGCACTATACAGATTGCGTGACTTCTGGAACGATGTAGGTACTAATGAAGAATTGATGGCATTAATTGACGGGCATGACGAATGGGAATACGAAGAAGTATATAAAGAGTTTGCTAGAACTATTCCAATTGTCATACAAATTGCAGAGGGCGGATTTAATTTTGCAAATAACGAAGCACTAAGAAGTGCATGGAGCGAAGTAGAGTTTTTCTATAAACGTAAAAGTCGTATTCCTTATTTGCTGTTTAAAATATTACCACTTGTACCGGAGTAAAAATGACACAAGAAAATTACACACTGCCACTAAGTCCAACAGATTTAGCAGAAATATATAAAATAAAAACAAGCTCGGAAGATTACGTTCTCAAGGTTGATTATTTTAAAAGTAAGGAAGTACTGTCAGTAAAACATATACTTGTATATATTGCTAACACTAACTTTAAAGTACAGTTTGAAGGCATTGACGATGAATTAATAAATGAATATATAATTTCTAATTTTATGGTTGATTGTCCGTTGCTTTCTAGGTACATTACTCTTATTGCTAAAAGAAAATTAGGTCACGAATATAATCAAGTTGATCAAGCACTGAACACTATAATGACCGATGCTGACATTGATGCATATTTAGAAAAGAACGGAGAATTATTTGACGACTTGTTAGATAAACTAAAACACGTTACACTGTTTTGTTTAGACCAAGCTAGCAAGTATGCTGACAAGTATAAAGAATTCATACCAGAAGAGATTGAACGTGCAGATGAAGAAACTCAAATTGGACTAAATATTGTATATATTGCAACATACTCGTTGGACTTGTTGTATTTGTTAGGTAATAAATTTGGTCCATGGCCTACTAATAAATTAAATGTTAGAGTGTTTAATGATGTTAGTAAGTACCAAGGAGCAGACCTATATAATACATTACTAAAATATGGTGTTGCAACTAGTATGTTAGAATTATTTGACGAGGAAATAGCATAATGACAATGCAACAATCATATTGTAAACAGATGAAGTATAGTGGACCAGAAAGTCTACCTCCTTCACACGCCCAGAAGTTTGACGTATTAATTAACTTTGAAGGCCTCACTGGCTGCGAATATGGTTGTTTAGGATGCTTTGTTAATAAGAATCAAGACGTTACTACAATGAATCAAATGCTATCAACTGCAAAAGAACTAGCAGATGGCGTAAAGCGTACAGGTCTAAACTTACGTGAGTTTGTTGTAGGTCCAACAGATTTATTCTCTGCGTCAAATACTGATAGTATTCTTAATAATACTATTATACAAGATATAATGCGCGAACATACTAATGCACGTATTGCTACACCTAGTAAGATAGACGGCGTGAGTATGGAAAGATTGCGAGAAGTATTTGCAATACTCGATGATCCTTCTAAGTATAGAGACGAAATGATCATTGAGTTTATTATGCCAGTTGGCGATGTTGATCGTATACTAAATGACGAAGAATATTTTAAAGATATTAAATCAAAATTAGAATTCTTTAAATCCGAAACTCCTAAGAAAATTGACTGGAGTTGGACATTACAAGCAAGTAATGTTATGCAAAAACATCTAACTAAAGAAAACTATAATAAACTGCTATATAAGATTCTTGATGAATATGAAACTATTCTAGAAATGAACCCAGCGTTCTCTAGAGCACCGAGTGTATTACACCAGCGTAAGAACTTAGTAGCATGGAATAACTTCCTAAAAGAAGTAGTAGATCAAGATAATTTTAAAGACGTTACAATGAGTATGGCTAACTTATATTGTAACTCCATGAACTTCATTGGGTTAACTGTTGTTCCTGGATTAGAGACGCCACGTGTATTTTTAAATGTAATGTTACACGAACAAGCATTCTTTACACAGCATAGGGATTTAGAAGTAACAGGACTAAGTTTTGAAGAAATTCTAGTCAAGAGGGATCACTTAATAGCACAAGGGTTAGCTAAGTCGTCTAAAGTTAAGGATTGTGCAGATTGCAAATATGCAGTAGCATGTGCAAACAGACTAATATTCCAAGCACAAGATGCAATGAACATGCACGAATGTTTAATGCCGCTAGAAGTATTAGAAATGTATAATCCGTTTGTTACTAGTAACGAACAGTGGAACGACGATGCTTTAAAAATCGTCAATGCTCGTTAACCTAAACTCAACGCCGACAGGATTTAATAATTATATAGAAGGCATAAGCCCTAAGGATAATAACTTTCTTAGGACAGAAGTTCATGCTGATATATTACATGGATGCAGTCAAAAGTGTCCAGGGTGTTTCATTCCTAGAAAAAATCTTACTAATGCTGATCATCTTACAACACTATGCGATATATTGGAATCTAGTGCATATACACCTGATGATGTTGTAATAGGTCCTACTGATATATTTGATGCTGAAAACTTTTGGGACTTAATGGACCATCCTAGTATGAAACGTTTATACAGTATTGCAGCACTAAGTTTTAACTCAACACTACTACAGGACTACGATACTGTACTTGCCAAACACACTAAGATTTGGAGTCTTTACGAAGGACTGGATCGTACGCCTGATATAGATTTTAAAATAGTACTTGATATTACTAGATATTTACAAGGCGATATTGAAGACATGTGTCGCAAACTAGAACTTTTTAAACAAGGTAGTGTACAGTTTAGAGTAAACTATTACCCGGGTATATTTGATCGTGTGAGCTATAATGATTTATGTGATATGATTAAAGAAGACTTCAACGCTCCAGTAGTTATATTGCCAGGCTTCTTAACAGACAGAAATAGTCGAGGTAAAGTTAGTAAATTACTTCCGATGTTTTTAGACGAGCTACGTAAACAAGATATAAGACCCGAATACAAACAGTTATACACAATGTTTGATGCAAATTTTAATAGTCACGGATGTACCAATTATAGTTTTTACAACGGCAGCTTGTATATGAATCCATTTGTGTTTGACGGAATATTGCAGCGTACACAAGAATTTAAAGTAGACAATCTTAATACTAAAAACTTTTTAGCTGAAAATTTATCATATGCAGCATCTACTAAAGAATGTGAAAGTTGCGAATACTTAATGAGCTGTGCAGAGCGCAATGTATTGTTCTATATGAAGTCGAGAAATTTAACAGAGTGTGTTACAGTAAAGGAGTATACAAATGCCGGTCATTAAAAATAACTTGTATTATGAGCTTACTACAGAAACGCAAACTAAGCCAGTAAGTGCAGTAAAAATACAGCTTGATGTGTTAGACGGATGTGTACACGCTTGCCCCGGGTGTTTTGTACATCGTAGAGGAAATGCACCTGAAGTTGATCATTTAAAAGATTGCCGAAACTTTGTAAAACGAATTACAGATGTAGGTGTTTTAGTTGACGAAATACTCATAGGCCCAACTGACTGTTTATCTAGTGAAAACTTTTATGAAGTAATGAGCAATACTGATTTGTTAGCAATGATAAATGAAAACTCTCCTATACTTGCTTTTACTACTACATTTTTAGAAAAGGATCTAACACATTTAGATCGTTGGATTACGTTTTTACATGACAATGTGAATACTGACACTGAAATAGAAATTGGCATAGCAACTGATCCTATGCGATATAAAGATATACTTTATATACAGCAATTAAAACGCTGTATTGCATATGTCGACCAGCATTTAAAACATGAATGTACATATACGTTTATTGTTAATATTAGAAACTATGACCTAGACTACGAGCAAATACATGATTTTGTAGTGAAGCAATTTGATACAACAATTGACTTTATTCCAAGTGTAAGTCGCAGTCATAAAGCAAGTATCATACTACCTACACTAAATCAATTCAATGAATTTTTTGAAGCATTACCAGAAGATACTCATTTAAATAATATTATGGTAGATCACACACATGCTGGGCATAATTATACCGTATTAAATTTTAAAGGAGGACAGTGGTATCTAAGTCCGTTCCTTTATGAAAATATGGCATTGTATGATAATATGTTTGCAGTAAACAATCTAGACGAAGCATATGATCTTACTGTGTCACAAGTAGATCGAGCTAAAGGAACAGTGTGCGAAAACTGTGATTTATTTTTTAGTTGCTACAATAGAAAAATTATTTTATTACGTGACTACTTGGGTACTAAAGAGTGTATAGCGCCTAAGCAAAATATGTTAAAAAATATACATAACTATAATAAAAGTGCTGCTGAAATGTATGACTGGACAGGATATACTGTTGAGGGTGATAAGCAAGGATATCGTAAAAAATTCTTAATAACTAAAGACGGCGATGAAAGATTAGATGAAATAAAAAAGGTGTATCATGTCAATCGTAAAGGATAATTATTGGGAAGCAACAATGGGTCATAAAGACTATAATATCAGTGTAGGTGATGCACATGATATAAAAGTAAACATGACAGTTGACGTCCTTGACGGGTGCATACATGCTTGTGAAGGATGCTTTGTTAATCGCAGAAGACAGCAAGCATCTAATGATCAGTTTTCCAAAGTACTAGCTGCACAAAAAATGTTTAATCAAAATAACATTCGATTTAGCAGTATAATACTTGGTCCTACTGATGTCTTTGGTAATTTAAATATACAGGACGTTTTAAAATTTGATAGTTTTAAAGAAGTAGTAAGTAACTGCACCACTGTCGGAATGATTAGTACACTGCTTAACGATGATGCTCATATCAATCCTATAATAGATGGCTTCAACGCTATACCTAAATGTGAAGGTTTCTTATATGACTTTCAAGTAGTTATTGATGTTAAACGAGCACTTGATCCAGAATATAGAAAGAATCACTTAGCACGTATACATGATGTTTTAAATAGATTTACTGATCCCTTAAACTTTACTATAATTTTTAATATGGATCAAGACTTTGCTGAGTTTGGAAATCTAGCAGAAATATGTCGTGTAATAAAAGAAGAGTACGACACTATTGTAGAGCCTATTCCTAGTTATCAGCGTTATGGTAAAGGAAAAATACACAACGATATTATTAGGGCGTGGGTTGATATAATAGAAGACACGTTCACTAAAGAAAATCAAGAATACCTAGCCATGACAATAGCTGACAAAAATCAAGGTGGCGCACTTGAATTAAATTATACATATAGTGCAGGAGAATTTTATTCAACTCCGTTTGTTTATGAAGTTGCACTTATACGTGACGAAAAGTTTAGAGTAAAAGATCCAACAGATATTAAAAGTTGGACTAGCTTAAAAACAGACTTGTATATAGATCAGCTTGCGTATTCCCCTAAAACGCTGCATTGTGAAACATGCAATCGTCGTGAAATATGTTTGAAAAAACACGTATTAAGTTATATGGAGCATTTTGACTTTACAGAGTGTGTGTATCCTAGAGAAGTATTAAATGAATATAGGCCGTTAACATGTTAAAAAATGATTGGCAAACTTATCTGCAAAATAATAAACAATCTCTTTCACCAGAGGGGTTTATAGATCCTGCTGATCAAAACAAGATAAAAATTCAGTTAATGCTTGAAATATTAGAAGGTTGTGCTTACAACTGTTCAGGCTGTTTTGTTAAAAGACGAAAAAACTTTGGACAGGGATTAGGGCTAGACTATGCTGCACAACTTGTTGACGAGTTAACTGATCAATATGTATTAGATGATATTATTGTAGGACCTACTGATTTCTTCTCCAGCGGAAATATAATACAAGTCTTAGAAGATCCTAGATTTAAAAAGATAGTGAACGCATTACCCAAAGACGGCGGACTACAGCATAACTGTTCAATAGACTTTTTTATAGGAAATGATCGAGTAAAAGAAATTATTACTTATATTGAAAATAGCTATCTAAAGGATCGTCCGTTTGATGTACAAATTGCAGTAGACTTGCATATGTTAGATAATCCACATGTACACGATTTAATAAGTGAACGCCTAGAAGCTATGGAAAATAGTTCTGTAGAATATGAAGTAAGCCTGCTGTGTAATATAACTCAAGACATTGACGACGATGTATTAGACAAAATTGAAACTGTTAGAAACAAGTGGAATACTGTTGTTGAATGGGGGCCTAGTTTAGTACGTGCCATGACAAATAGGCCTGATAAAATGTTAGGTATGATACAAGGATGGAATGACAGTATAGGAAAGGTTGCTAGCATAGATGAAAAGCGTTTTACACAAAACTTTATATGGCAACAGAGCGATACTAGTCATAAAAACTTTAATGAAGTAATTGTTACAGTTAATAATGACCAGTTATATATAGTTCCGTTTTTATATGAAAATTCTCCTATATATCATCCTAGTTTTGAAGTACCAATAGGCAAAAATATATTAAACAGTATTTTTGATAAAAGGCACGATTTGCAATTAACACAATATGCTAACATTCCTAACTTAGTATGCAACGGATGTAAGTATGTAGAAAATTGTAGCTCTAGATTAATACCAACGCTAATCACAGATGTAGTTAAGCATAACCAATGTCTAATAAATAAAAACATAATGGCATTATACGACAATATAGGATATAATAAATGAGCTGCGGAACAGAAATACTAAAAGCATTAATGCCGGATAACATTACTGATGATCACTTGTTGGACACAAAGGCACAGCAAGAAGCAAATGCAGTAACACACGCAATATTAGAGCGTAAGCGTCCTCTTATTGGCGAAATTGAAATAACACTTTTTGAAAACTGTCCTATTAATTGCGACTTTTGCTTTCATGATAAAGAAAGCGAAGTAGGCATGACATATGAAGAAATGCTAATGAAACTTCCTCTAGTAGAAGCACACTGTAAAAAGATGCAGGGCAAAGTACATGCTATGCAGTTTAATATGGTAGGCGGAGAGCTGTTTCAAGACCGTGCAAAAGATACATTGTATCCTATGTTTTTTGATTTAATGGTAGAAATTAAAAAAATAACAGATAGGTACGGACACGTTATACAAGTAGTTTGGGTTAGTAACTTTTTGTTTAAGTATCACGAAGATGTACGCAAACTGCTCGACGATCTAAATGCAGTAGACATACCGAGTAAACTGATTGCTAGTTATGATCTAAGTGGACGTCCTACAGGCGGACAATACACTAAAAATATCGAACGTTTTAAAGATTATATTTCTACTATCAATTTAGTAGCAACAACAGACAGTATCAATGCATTGTTTGCAGGAGATGATTATTTCAATTATCTATATGAAAACTTTGATTTGTTCTTTGATGATTTTATTCCAGATCCAGGATACGATCATTTAGTGCCAGCTGATTCGCTTTACTTAAAGTTTATGAAATACATTGCTGATAATTATCCAGAAGTAAATCCGTATAAAGAACTTATAGAAAATGATGTTAATCAAATGCATTGTATGAGCTTAAACAAGTTAACTATTTTTCCGGATAACACAACTGCAAATTGCCGTTGGCATCGTTATACACGCAATGATTTTCAACACGCATATATTAGAAAAGACAACACTAACCTCATGCAAGCATACATGGACGAAGTTGGTTGTTTAAGTTGTCAATATTTTGATCGTTGCGGCTTCCGTTGTTACACGCAATGGGACTGGAAGAATCGTGCTAGGGATTTACCACCTGGCATTTGTCCTATAAAAGAGTTCTTTAATTATGTAGGGGATACTGATCAAACATCATCTCTTCCTCATAATAAGACCTTACGTCGGGCACCATTCCCGTCTGAGATGAAGGATCAGGAAGGCTTATATGGTCGAGAATAGCATTGTAAGTTTCTTTATCTTCGCTATAGGGTTTAAAGTATGGATCATTGCCAGCTAATAAATCTTTATCATCTAGTAGCTCGTAGAAATCGTATTTAAAATCTAAACTTATCCAATACGCATAACAGATTGCTACAAAATAACTTTTAGCAGGATACACCCATTCGTCTACACGTTCGTAGAAATGTTTCACTGCCCAAATAACACTGTCTTCTTCTGTACGAATGTCGACTTTGTTTAAGTCGTCAGTAAATTCTGTTGCAGTACTATTAAATAGTTGTAATCTAGTCTTCCAGTTCAGCATACCAGTCTATTAGTCCCTTATATCCATTACAGCCGTTGTTTAAGTCTTTAACATATCGATAATGTTCAGTTAAGCATTTACCGTAGTATTTACAATTATGACATATTTCACTGACGTTTTCTGTAGACTCTTTTGAAGCCCACAACAAGTATTCGTCAAACGTATTATATTCTTCAAAAAACTCATTATCGTTCTCGTCAAATTCAAGCACACCGAATTTAGCATCAGGCGTAATGTATACATGATCGTTACTAAATGCATTACGATTGCCTTCTAATACATCTTCTAAATCATCTACGTTAACAAAATCAAACTGCTTTAATACAGGAGATTCTATCCATTGCTGCACATGTTGTTCAAAATCTCTATGTGTAACAGGGTGTGCATTTGCTTGATTAGTTGAGTAAGGTTTTATTTCTACACACTTAACATTTTGCATCATATTAAATGTATTAATCATTAAGTCTACATTAGTAGCTAATACCTTAGGACTTGCTAAAACTAGTACACTAATATCCTTAGGAAAAAGCATCATATTCTGTAATACTTTATCACTTTGTTCCCGAGCTTCAAAGTCATAGCTTACACTAATATGCACATCGTCATCTAAAAAGAAATCAGGCCTTGCACTTAAATTAGTATTGATGTTAATTCTACCACTAAAATATTTTCTAATAACAGTTTTCAAACTATAAAAATATTCTTTATCTAGCATACCTATTTCGCCACCGTATAAATCTACGTGTGTAATCGGTACAGACACTTCACTAAGACGCTTGTCTAGATCTTCCGGAGCAATACGCTTTTTATTACCTAGTTGGGCTGTAGTAAGATAACAAAAGTCGCAGCGAAAGTTACAAAAATATGTAGGATTTATACTAACAGTAAATTCAGTCATATTCCCTCACATAAGGAGTAACGCTATCAGGGTCTTGGTTATTCAACTTTAAAATAGTTGGAGCAAGTTGTTTCATTTCAAAACAATGTTCTTCTACTTGACCTTCACGCTTATGATCTCTAACAGTTTTACGACAGCCGTTACATATTCTAAACATAGGACACGTTAGGCATGCCTGCTTCATTGAAATTAGTTCTGGCGCATCTTGCAACGGTGTACTAAATCCACCTGACATTTCATATTCAAAGTCGATAGGATAATCTTTGTCGTCACCTAAACTACCGCAACTATAATAGTCGCCGCCTGGATTGAACGCACGTATGCCTTCGTCACAATGTCTGTTTTGAGGACAAGTAGTTGTATCACTTTGTAGCCTACGAACCATTTGTTGTGTATTGTATTCCCAGTCCATTAGTCCGGCGTTGTAAATATCAATGTATGCTTTATATATTTTACTAAGACGATATGTATAGCCCTGCTCGCCGCTTGCCATTGCATAGTTTACTTTGCAAACTACATTCATCTTTTTAGCAAGCTCTACTGTTTTAATAATAGTATGCTCGTTCATGTCGTCAATAACAGCAATAAACTCAGGACGATAACCACAAAGTTCTAACATTTTATCTGATACTTTCCAGAAGTCTTCTTCTGTAAATATTGAAAAGTCACCTTTAAGTCTACCAGCACCGTATTGAAAACTAGTCGAGATTCCCATACGTGGGTGATTGAATAAATCTATCCACTTTTCGGGTTTAACGTAAAACGGCCATAAGTTACTAGTAAAGCTAATAGTTGCCGGCATGTCGTGTATATCAAGATATTCTATTATTTTCCAATAATATTCTGGAGACATCATGAGTGGATCACCACCGTTAACGATAATTGTATTAGTGTCGGGGTATCTATCTAAAAATCTAAAGATATAATCGTGATCTAATTGTCCTGCATTATTAGGATCGATCTTAGTCGAAGAACAAAATGTACATTTGAAGTTACATGCTTCAGTGGGTTTAATAATAAGATCCATTACGGTGCTAACTCCAACATTAGTGTTTTAGGAGCAGGACATATATCGCCTTCCCATGCAAGTTTGTAACAATCGCCACCACAGTAAAACTGCACAGGACATTCATAACATTTAGAATTTCTATTCATTTCAGCTGCAATATTGCACATTCGACTTGGATGAAATAATACATGATCTATGTCATCAGAAATGTGTGCATAGTGTGCAGTCGGCGCACTATTGGGACAACCTGCAATGCGGCCGTCTGCATTTATAGTAAACAGTTTTTGTTCACAGTCTCTACAGAATGTACTTGCACGAGTAATGCCATCCTCAAACTTCATATATACACTTTCAATTGTAGAGTTGTATATTTTATCTCTAAGATTTCTTGCTTGTGTTTCCTTGTGCAACTGTAAGTACCAATCTTGTATTTCTATATTAGTAGGAAATATCTTAGGATTGCGCACAGCATTGCCGTCTGAAGTTAATCTTTCAAAGTCAACTTCTTGTATACCTAAGTCGATCAAATATTCGATAACATCTGCAGGATTTTCTTGTATCATGTCTTTACTTAAACTAACAAAACACTTGATGTCTACTCCATCTGCTGTTAGTTGACGCACATTATCTTCCCATAGTTTTTGCTGTTTAGCATTAGCCCAACGTATAAACGGATCGTAACTTGTACCTAAACGTTTGTGTAGTATTCCGTATATTAGATCAAGTTTCTCGTCTGTAAGTTTATATGTTAAGTTAGTGGTCATGCCGTAGTAAGCTCTGTCACCCCAAACATCATAAGTCAGTTTGTGAAACAGTTTCATATCTTCTACGGGTGCAAGCATAGGTTCACCGCCGTGGAACTCGAAAGCTATTCCGCTATTGGGCATTTTAGCATACAGTCTATTAAAAAAATCTGCTGTAGCACGGGGATCAAAATAAATCTTACGTCCGTTGATACCATTAGTAAAACAATGAGAACAGTTTAAATTACAAGTCTCAGTTGTTTTAATATAAGACATATACTGTGTGGCGTTATGTACGGTCATCTAATCCCCAAGATAGCATAATGCTATTGTCTTTATTTAAAGCACGGTGCGGTGTTTCTGCAGGCACAAACAAGCAATGTCCACTATGTGCTGTTATCTCTGTACCGTTTATTTCTAATGTTTTACTTCCATGAGTAACTTGCAATACTAAGTCTACAGGATCGGTGTGAATACCGAATGATGGAGAATTAGGCTTTGCGTAGAACACATGACAAGTACCATTATTAAAATTACAAATCTGTTCATACTTTTCTAATTTAATTGTTATATCATCACGAAGCAAAAGATTATCTACTACTCCGAGATATGAAATATAATCATTTTCGGTTATATAATGTTGTAAGCCTTCACTGTCAATGTAGCTGGTCATTACTCTATTATATGCTAAGTCACTGCGGAGTATATCATAAAACTCTAACATTGACATTTTAACTTTAGGAATCATATCAACACCACACGTCAAACGGCATGCAAATTCGCATGTCTTTTACAGTCTCGACATTGTGCCAAACAAAGCTAGGAAATATAAACAAATCACCAGCCTGAGGCTTTAATACAACAGGTTCAAATATATGATTTAAGTTACTGTTGTAACCTCTATTAGCATTACCTCTAGGATCGTGTAATACTAGTTCTCCGCCTACAGGAGGAGTTGCAAGATAAAGTATTCCAGTAAACTGACTTCCTAAGTGGTTGTGTATATGATGTGTTGCACCTTGTCTATAAACATGTACCCACCAGTTAAAAGAAAATGATTTCTGTTTTGGAAAGTCTGATTCTAAATAAGATTTAATAGAATTGTCAATAAACTCGTGTGCTAATTTTAATTCTGAATACTCGTCAATATCAGGACGCTCGTGATCACTTATACCATCAGGAAACTTCATGATAATATCGTTAACTACATTGCCTAACGCAATTTGATCATCCCACGTAAACTGTGCAAGTGTAGTAGGCCAAAGTTCATTAAGTATCATTGTGATCCTCTATGTATTGCAAAACGTCAACTGCCGTCATGACTTTAGTCTTTATTGTAGCATTGTTTAATGTATTTCGCAACCCCTGATGTAAGGGTTTTGGCCAATTTCCAAATGTAACCCAACAGTAACCTGAGTGTTCGTCATTTAACAACGGAATAAATTCGTCATTTACAAAACATAGATATGTATGAAAATTAAACTTTTCATCATTTGATACAAATAGCTCTAATGGGATAACTTTAGCAAAAGAAGGAAGTGTGCCTAATTCTTCGGTTATCTCTCGTTGTAGACCTTCCCAAGGAGTTTCGCCATATTCATTTTTGCCGCCTACTAGTCCCCAGTGCTCAGGCTGTTTAACATGAGTTCGTTGTAATAGTAATACACGTTTAGTTTTAAGGGAACAAATCAGAGCTCCACTACAAATTATTTTCTCGGACATATAATATATAGTAGTTTTAGAGGATGACTTGCCAGTGTCCTGGCTTATATAAACCTTCCCATGCCTTAATCCATTGCTCGCCGTCCCATTTAAATTGTAGGCCGCTGTTTGGATTAATGTTTGTTACATATACCGGGTCACCTGTGTACTCACTTGCGTCGAATATAATAGTCCAAGCAGTTCCATTCCATTCGATAATGTCGTTTGCTCCAGCAACAAAGTCGACACCATTTGTGTTCTTCCAAAAGTCTGGACCGTCGAGGTTGCTTTCGCTTCCGATATCAGCTGTAAGTAAGAATCTAACACCTGGAACGATTGCCGGAGGATTTCTCACAGGATCAACTACTGCATTAATATTTCCATCTGATCTTAATGGTCCTACTAAAGTACTATTTGTTGGCTGAGTGTCAATATCCCAATTAACAGTAAGTTGTGTCTCGTCCAGTGGATTCAAAGTTAAGTAACCAACAATAGGAGTCTTTGAATCGTCTCTACGTAAGAATATCTTAGATAGTCCTGCTCTATATGTTCCTGGTAATGCATCTAATACACCTTGCCAGTTACCTTGAGCACCACTAGGCGTTGCTTTTTCGAGCTCAGACGTATTACTAAGACCCATTGGTTTAACAAGTTTGATTGTGTTGCCAAAGACAAGTGAATGCCAACTTGCTGCTGCGGTATCTAGATTAGCACTAAATGCATCAGGTACAGTTTGATCCCAGCCTGGGAAGAGAATTGAATCACCCGGTATGTTGATACCAGTTTCAATTGTGCCTCTGTCTTCGTCACCAATGCTCATAGCAATAGCTGTAATAACACCTAGTTGTTTTACTTTTACTGGAGGACTAATATAAATCGGAGTACTAAACGATAATGTTGACACATCAATTTCTGTTTCAGTACCTTGTGGTATTGAACGAGAGCTCCATGTAATTCCTTCTAAGTTTACAACACTTAAACTAGTCCAATCAATAAAGTTATCTGTAGTTTGTATTTCTAAACTTGGGTTGAATAGCGTTAAAATTTGTTCTATAATTTGTAATTTTTGATCAGTGTTCGTTGACCAAATATCAGCACTTACTGTTAGAGTGTACGGACTTGGCATTAAGCGTTCAACTGTATACGAGTTGCCTTGCTGTGTAGTGTAACGCTGGTTTACTTCGTCAAAAGCACGTTCTCTAATGTTTACTTTACTAACTAGTGTTGCATCAGACGTTCTAGTCCTGTCTTGCTCCATTGCTGTAACATACATACCTATGCGAGGTGCGCTTGGTATTTTATTTTCTGAATTATCACGAATAATACTTGACACTTGACGTGTGATATCGCCATACATTACAGGCACAGGAGTAATTTTTCCTGATCCGTCTTTGTATGTAAAGTTGCTTAGTAAACGCAACATTTGATTTAAATATCGTCTTACTTGGCCGTCATAAAAGTGCTGCATTAATTATCGCTCCTTGCTCTCAAAGCTTCTGATAAACTTTGACGCTGTTTGACTCTGTCATTATAGAAGATAACTTCCCATAAGCCTGCATCAATAATTTCAATAGGCAAGTTAAGTTTTACTAGATTCGGAATATTGTTTCTAGTATGAGTATCGTACATATTAGGATGTTCGTTAGAATCAAATTCTACCTTGTATCCATTTATTTTAAGCATAATAAATCTAGGATTATCAACTTGTGATTCTACATCAGTTAGTACTACAGTGTCGCCTTTAGCAAGTGATACTAAGTCGGTTGCTATTTGGTCAATATATGTATATTCGTTATTGTTAATAAACGATGTTTTTTGTGTTTGTCTTGCATCGTCGCTTGTTAAGTTCATTCTCATATTATCACGCATCTTAACCCAACGTTCGCCGTCATATCTAAAAAGTCTATTTGGCATAAAGTCTACACGTAAGAAATAATCGCCTTCGGCTACTTCTAGTGGAAATGTAATACCACTACCAAACGGTGCACCATCAGGTGCTTCTGTAGAGCCCAGTAAGTAACCACTGTATCCGTCTTTTCTAGGAGTGTTTCTTAATGCATCTACTGTAGCTAAACTTCCTGCATTTAATGAACTATCATCAACTGTGGCTAAATCAACAGTTCCGTTTTCAGTTGACAACGTATAAAAGTTAGTAATGTCATATCCTGACTTAGGAGCACCTTTTTCAGCTTCTAATAAGTTAGCATTATTAATTTGCATTTCTGCATCATATGTTGATAACAAGTCACGCAATGATCCTTGATCAGGTGCATCTTCATTCATCGGAAGATCAAGTATTTCTTTAAATTCTTGACTATCGACAATTTGTTTTAGTTTAACACGGTACAAGTGCGGATACCACGTGGGCGAAAATCCTTCAGCTGCACGGTTAACATCTTCTACAACATAAAAGCGTTTAAGTGCTACTTCATAGTCGTTAGCAGCATATTCATCTTTTAAATGTGGCAATTCAATTACGTCTCCAGGCATAATTTTTCTGCCTAAAGAATCAACGCTACTGTTAATATGAATAGTCATAAACACTGTATCGTTTTGTAAAAACAATCCAAACTGACTTAGATCAAAGTCGATATCTTGGACATTATATATTCCTCTTAAGGAGTAAATATCCTGGTCGTACTTTCTATCTCTATTTTCTAAAAACAACAGATCTTGAATTTGTCGCTCGTCTTTCACAGTGGTGCCGTCGTCTGTACCAATGTATTTGTGTACTAGAACATCTGTCCCACCAATTTGGAACATTTCGTATATCTGTCGATCTAAAAATTTATAGTCTCGACCTTTTTCTGGTTTATATAAACTGAGTCTGGGCATAGTACAAGTATTTATTAGATTCCTGCTCATAAGATAAATACTTTAACAAATGCAATGCTAGGAAATAGGATACTATGACTCAAGAAATTATTAACGTTGGCAGCAGCCCGGACGCAGGTGATGGCGATACATTACGTTCTGCGCTAACAAAAACAAATTTAAATTTTACAGAATTATACGGTAAGGTAGGCGGATTTCCGCAATGGCAAGACGGCCTACAAGGTCAAGTTCTTATTGTAGGTATTGACGGATCTATTCAATGGGGCAGTGCAACATCATCAAGTACTGACGCTGCTACATTAGGCGGCCAACCTCCTAGCTTTTATTTAGATTATGACAATTTTGCAAACGTTCCGGCATTAGTTACTTCGCTTTCAGCATTAACTGATACAAGTGTAGGTTCTGCAACAACAGGCCAAGTACTATCATACGACGGCGCTGTGTGGACAGCGACTACTCCAGCAGCAGTAGCACAAGCATTAGGTGATTTAACAAACGTAAGTGTAGCCAATCCTAGCAGTGGGCAAGCACTTGTGTGGAATGGCGCCGCTTGGGTACCTGGAAGTGTTGCAGCGGATATTGGGTCAACTAGCATTAACGCATTAAGTGATGTAGATACAACTACAACTGCTCCTAACAATGGTGAAGCACTTGTGTGGGACGGATCAAACTTTGTACCGGGAACAGTATCGTCTACAGACATTTCAACAGCAAGCATTAACGACTTATCAGATGTAGATACAGCTGGTGCAGTATCAGGTAGTGTATTAAAGTATAGCGGAACTGCTTGGATAGTAGGAACTGACGATAGTGCAGGCGGTATTGCATTAACTGACTTATCAGCTAATACTGTTGCTGCCAGCGGCACTGGTACACTAACATATAATAATACACTAGGACTGTTTACTTTAACACCTCCTGATTTATCAACATATGCAACAACAGCAAGTTTAGCAACTGTAGCAACAAGTGGAGCATATGCAGACTTAACAGGCACACCAACATTAGCAACTGTAGCAACAAGTGGCGCATATGCAGACTTAACAGGTGCTCCTACCATTCCTACAAACGTAGGTGACTTAGCAGATGTAAGTGCAGTTGCGCCTACAACAGGTCAAGTATTAAAATGGGACGGAGCTGTATGGGCACCAGCAGCTGACTTAACATCAGATGGCGGCGTAGGCATTGCACTAACAGATATTAGCGGCACCGGAGATATTGACTTTAATCAGGTTACTGGTGTTATTAGCTTTACTAACAGTACCGGTTATATTACAGGTATAGGCTCTTTTAGTGTAGGCGCACTTAATGATGTAGATATCACAACAGCAGCACCTACTAATGGCCAAGCACTTGTATGGGACGGAAACGATTTTGTTCCGGGCAGTGTTGCAGCTGATATTAGTGCTACAAGTATTGATGCATTAGCAGACGTAGATACAACTACAGCAGCACCTACTAACGGACAAGCACTTGTGTGGGACGGATCTAACTTTGTACCTGGAAGTGTTGCTAGTGATTTAAGCACATCAAGTATTGATGCATTAGCAGACGTAGATACAACTACAGCAGCACCTACTAACGGACAAGCACTTGTATGGGATGGTTCAAACTTTATACCAGGAGATGTAGCAAGTGTAGACGGAGTTATTAACTTTGCAGTAACAGCTGATGGAACAAATAACTACGTATTCAACGGTGGCGGCACAACAGCAGCATTAGATCCAGAAATATATCTATCAAGAGGACAAACATACACATTCTCAATGGATGCAACTGGTAGTCCATTGTTCATTAAGACTGTAAATTCTACAGGGACTGCAAACGCATATAATGATGGCGTTACTGGCAACGGATCAGAAACAGGTACTATTACATTTACAGTACCAATGAATGCACCTGATACACTGTACTATAATTCACAGTACTATCCAGGAATGTCAGGTACAATTAATGTACTTGATGTGTTTACACAAGCAGACTGGAATGTAATGTTTAGTACTAAGTCAACTGATGATATATCAGAAGGCTCACTTAATCAATGGTACACAGACGAACGTGTTGATGACCGCGTAGCTGCATTAATACAAGCCGGTGACGGAATTGCATTAACATATGATGATGTTTCTAATACACTATCAATTGCAACTACTGGTGGCGGCACAGGCGGCTCGAGTACATTCTTAGGATTAACAGATACTCCAAGTAGCTTCTTAGGCTTTAATAACAAAGTTCTTGCTGTAAATGCAGATGCAACAGCAGTTGAGTTTACAGATATTTCTTCAGCAATATGGGGCAGTGATGTCAAAGGTAGTGTGTTTGGTGATGACTCAACAGTACTTGTTGATGCAGTATCTAATTTAATCACAGGCGATGTAGTCAACGATAGTGTACGTACAGACAACCTAGGCGGATCAACTGGCACAACAATTAATATTGCTAATAGTTCAATCCTTAGCTTTGGCACAGGCGGATACATTTTAGGTCGCCCATTAGCAACACTAGGTGCTTCGCGCATTGAACAGGGCGGATTAACATTCTATAGTACATTGCCTATGACAGTTAAAGTAGATCCAACAAGTCCAAGCCAAAACTTGAGCTTTGAAGGCTTCTTTACTGGTAGTTTAAACGGTAGTGTTAATGGTACACTAAGTGGCGATGTTACAAGTACAAACACATCAACGTTTAATAATTTAACAGTTAATGGAACATTTACTTCAACAGGAACATTAGAGTCTGACTTGCAAGGTACTATTATCCTTGGTGGCTTAAATAATGCAATAATTAAAACTGAATTTGATGATACTATTATTAACGAGTTCGGCGAAGTACAAAATCTAAACGGTCAGCTCCCTAGCTACTTCCTTGATTGGGACAACTTTGTAAACAAACCTGCTATTCCTACAATTACTGATCAAATATCAGAATCGGGCGCTGGCGCAACTAACAAGTACTTTACAGATGCAAGAGCAAGAGCAGCACTAAGTGGCGGCACAGGTGTAACATATAATAATACAACTGGTGTTATTGCACTGGGCCAAGATATTGCAACTAATGCAAGTCCAACATTCCTTAACTTAACACTTACTGGTAACTTAACAGTTCAAGGTACAACTACAACTATTGACACAACGCAGTTACTAGTCGAAGATAACATTGTGACTCTTAATTCAAATGTTACAACTGGTGCTCCTACAATAAATGCAGGTATCGAAGTAAGGCGTGGCGATGAAGGAGTTAAACAACTCGTTTGGGACGAAGCTGTTGATAAATGGTCAGTCGGCGCAGATACTTTTGTAGCAGCAACATTTGAAGGTAACTTAAACGGAAGTATTACAAGCCCAAGTGCAACTATTGAGTTGACTAGTGCAACTAACAAAATTAGAAGTTACTATGCAACATTAGTTGACTTACCAGATGCAACTACATATGCAGGTATGATTGCAACAGTACAAGCAACTGGCGAAGTTTATAGTGCTGTTAGCGGAACATGGAATCAACTTGTTAGAGTAGGTGGCGGATTAAACACTGATGGAGTTCCAGAAGGTGATAATAATCTATACTTTACTGAAGCAAGAGGCGACGCTAACTTTACTGCAAACTTGTTAGCAATATCAACTGACAGTTTAGCAGAAGGTAGTTCAAATAGATATTATCAAACTAGCTACTTTAACCAAGATTTTGATTATCGTTTAACTAACCTACTATCAAGTGATATTGAAGAAGGTACAACTAACTTGTACTGGACAGAACAACGATTTGACGATAGCTTTAGTTTAAAAACATCAGATGATTTAGCAGAAGGCATTGCAAACTACTACTTTACAAATGCAAGATTTAATACAGAGTTTGGCAATAAAACTATCGATGATCTAAGTGGTGTACAGCTAGGTGCCCCGGCAACTGGTGACGTATTACAATGGGACGGAACACAATGGACTAATGGTAGTACATTTGCTACTATTGCAGGTGACTTGAAAGGTTCTGTATTTGCAGACGATTCGAGTGTAATGGTAGACGGTCTAACTGGTGAAATCAAAGGTACTATTAACAACGACGATATTAGTATATTAAAACAAGGTTCGGATGTATACATTACTCCAGCTACAGTAACAGATGGAATTAGACTTACTGTTGGTGCTAGCAGCTTATTTTATGTCGACGGTGACACTAATCTTGCTGGAACAGTAGTTGTTCAAGGCAGTGTACAAACAGCAACTGGCGTAAACGTATTACCAGAGTTTGATTTAGACGGCGACATTGGTAGTGCAGATTTTAGATACGGAAATATATATGCAGGTACTATTGTTTCCGATGACTTTAGAGGCGATATTACAGGTAGTGTATTTGCTCTAGACAGTACACAAATTATTAACGACATTGACGGCACTGTAGTAGGTGATGTAAATAACGCTAACGTAACAACTGGCGTATTAAAAACAGGAAAACTATCTAGAGGTTGGACTGAACTGATAACTAGTGTAACTGCTGAAGCAGGCAGTCACTATATTGTAGATACTAGTGTAACAGGTGGAGTAACTATTACGCTTCCTACTGTTGCAGAACTAGGCGATGAAATAAGAGTAATAGACGGATTTGGCACAGCTAGCCAGTTTAACATTACTATTGCAAGAAATGGACATAATATCCAGGGTAGAGCAGACGATTTGATTATCCAAACTGATCGTTCTGCATTTGGATTAGTTTATTACAATGCAGAGCAAGGTTGGATATTAACGGAGAACTAATATGTTTTTAGCAGAAATAAGAAACGAAGCAGCCAAACCAAAAGTAGTTGAAGAAGGCTACAATGCTGGTGCAGGCGACACAGTCATTGTAGAGGCTCTAAGTAGAGTTGCTTCGGATGGTTTAGCAGATTTTAGACCAGGATTTGCAATTAACTTTCCGACTACTCCAGCAGATGGCGATGTAATAAGAGTTATTGTAAAAGGATACGGGCATACTCAAAATGCTGTAAGCATTAGAGCGCAACATCCTATAGATTTTAGAACTACAGCACAAATACCTGATGCAACATATGTTAATCAGTTCCTTGGAGATCCTAAAACATTGTTACTTTCAGATGATAATCTAGAAACAGTGTTTGTGTATAACGGCGAAACAAGTAAATGGGACAGTAGTACAAATGTTGCATCTTTAGATTTTAGAAGATTGCGCCCAACAGAAGCAGAACTAGCAACTAAAAATGTTCAATTAGTAACATGTGATTTTCAACCAGCAATGTGGGACAATCCGTTTAACTATGACGGAACAATTGCGCAAGAATCTGTATATGGATGGAGTGCTCCTACTGCCGCAGCAAATCACTTAGGATTTATTGAAAACAAGTACGGAGTGCAAACATTTGGTGATGGCGCAGATTATCCAAGTTCTGGAATATATGCACAAGGTGATCCGCAATGGCACGATCATCAATATGACGGAGCTCGCCCAGCTAATACTGTAACTTATGCAACCCAATTAGCAAGTCCTGTTACTGACTTTGGATGGTATTTTGGAACTAATGGCACTGGCGCAGCAGATAATGGCGCACTTCCAGTGGGTGTAACAAGCGGCACTACTATTAACAATTTCTTGTTTGGATATCGTGCTTTTAACAATCAAATTGGAGAAGGCGCATTGAACGCTACTGCAACATCAGTTAGCTATAATACTCAAGATGTGTTTCCTGATCCATTAGCTAACGAAGGTTACGCAGCAACACTAAATGAAAACTTTGATGTTAACTTCCAAATTGTTCGTGATGATATTGCTAACAACCGTCCATTCTTTGTATGTTGGAGACACTGGAACATTACTGAAAAAACTACCCCTGCTAATAAACTACCACCTGAAACAGTCGGTGGCACAAGTATGTGTAAGAGTTTACCGGTTAAGTTTTACAGTTGGGGAGCGCCAGCAGCTACCGGACCATTCAATGAAGATTATTATGTCGGCGGCGTAGACGATTTTGAATCATCAGTAGGACACTGGACGTTATGTGTTGGGTACATAGAAGTTGGAGCGGGTTATACTACTACGCCTGAAAATGCAACACATCCGCATATTTCACCTTCGAGTAAATACTTAATAGTTGTTGACGATAACGCTCAAACAGATGCAAACGGTGCAAGTGCATTGAACGGAATGGATCAGCGTGTGCTAAAAGCAATACCTGTAATTGAAAACGGTGTTACTAC